AGCCCACCAACGAGTTCGGCGGCTACGAGCACACCTTCCCCAAGGGCGGGATGGAGCCCGGCCTGCCGATGCAGGCCAACGCCATCAAGGAGGCCTACGAGGAGACCGGGCTCAAGGTCGAGATCACCGGCGTGCTTGGCGACTTCGAGCGCACCACGTCGAAGGCCCGGTACTACGTGGCCCGGCGCGTCTCCGGCACCCCTTCGGCCATGGGCTGGGAGACGCAGGCGATGCGGCTGGCGCCGGTCGCCCGGATGAAGTCGCTGCTCAACATGGGCGTCGACAAGTCCATCACCGACGCCATCCAGGCCGAGATCGAGGTCGGCGGATCGCTGGCCAAGGCCCGGGGGCTGCTGGCCCGCGCACGGGTGCTGCTGGCCAAGGCCAAGGCCCCGGGCGGAGGCAACAGCGGCGCCTGGGCGAAGCAGCCGCGCTGGCCGTCCGGCACGCCCGTGGGCGGGCAGTTCAAGGCCTACGACTCCGACGGCATCCCGACCCCGCCGCCCAAGATCGGCTCGGCCGGCAACATGGGCCCGCAGAAGGCCGCCCAGGCGCTCTACGCGCTCGCCAAGAGCGGCGACCTCGCCGGCCTCAAGGACTACGCCGCCAAGAATGCCGGCAAGCTCGCCGCCTGGAACCAGGGCAGCGGCAAGGGCCTGAACACGCAGGCGAAGTGGTCGGCCATGAACGCCTACTACGCCGGCGCCCTGGCCGACACGCTGCAGGCTGCCCCCAAGGCCGAAGCGGCAGCCGCCAAGATCCGCGGCCCCGAGAAGCTCAGCTCGATGACGAAGATCGGGGCGAAGCCCGGCGGCTCGAACCCCGGTGGCATCTATCAGGACGGCAAGGGCGACGCGTGGCTGGTCAAGGGCAACGCCAAGGTCGTGCAGGGCGCGGTCACCGAGGCGCAGTCGAACGACCGGGCGAAGAACGAGATCCTGGCCTCGAAGCTCATGGCCGCGGTGGGCGCCGGCACCGTCGAGATGAAGCTGGTCGACCTCGAAGACGCCTTCGGGCTCGGCGGCGGGCTCGGTGTCGCCGGCAAGATGCTGGACGGCTTTCAGGCGCTCAACACGAAGAACGCGGCGCACCTCGCCGCCACCCAGGCCGACTTCGCGGTCCACGCATGGCTGGGCAACTACGACGTGCTCGGCATGGGCGCCGACAACACGGTCATCAAGGACGGGAAGGCCATCAACATCGACCCGGGCGGGGCGATCCTGTTCCGGGCGCAGGGGCTGCCCAAGGACAAGTTCGGCGACAAGGCCGACGAGTGGGACAGCATGCGCACCACGACCGCCGAGCAGAAGGCGGTCTACGGCAAGATGACCGCGAGCCAGCTCACCGAGAGTGCGAAGAAGCTGCAGCAGATCAACGACGACACGATCAAGAAGCTGGTCGACGCGCACGGGCCCGGGGACGCTGCCGCCAAGGCCCAGCTCGCGCAGACGCTGATCGCCCGACGCGACGACATCCTCACCCGGGCCGGGCTGAAGGGTCCGGCGGCGCCGAAAAACGACGACGATGCGCTGATGGCCTTGTTCTCGGTCGCGATGTCTCCGGCGGCCAGCACGCCTGCCCCAGGCCCGTCGATCGACCCGCAGGCGCTGAAGTCTTCGCTGCAGGCCGTGGCCGACGATGCCAAGTCGAAGATCGATGCGCTGAACGCCAAAAAGTACAAGGAGAACAAAACCGTCATCGAGTTCGAAGGCGACGGCCCCGGCAAGTCGCCCTTCAAGAGCATCGGCGGCATCAACGCGGCGAAGAAGAAGAAGGCGATCGCTGCGCACTCGGCGACCATCCAGGCGGTCAACGACATCATGGGGAAGATGAACGCCCCGGGTGGCGCCGAGCAGATGGCGGCGCTGATCAGCCAGACCCTGGCCGATGCGAAGAAGAACGTCGCATCGGGGACGTCGATCTTCAGCACGGTCAAGCAGTCCTTCGAATACTCGATCCTCGACAAGCTGGGGTTCAAGGCCAAGTACGGCGCGGTCTTGTCCAACGACGTCAGCAAGCTGCTCTACGCCATGGCGGAGGGCACCCCGCCGCCAGTTGCAGCACCGGCCGCCAAGCCGGCCGCCAAGCCGGCCGCGCAGAACTTCGGCATGTTCGCCAGCCTGAAGGCGGACATCGACGACGCCGTGAAGACCGGCGACAAGTCCGCCCTCGACGGAGTCAAGGCCTACCTTACGGCTCCGCAGAACAAGAACGAGCCCGGCTCGGCCGAGATGCTGGCCTACCTGCAGAGCCAGACGTCGGGCACGCCCGCTCGTGCACCCGCGCCCGCGGCGGCAGCGCCGGCCCCGGCTGCTGCGGCGCCGGCAACGGCGGCCGTGCCGCCAACCTTCAACACCGGGCTGAAGTCCGACGGCTACTACACGTCGCTGGCGCTGACGGTGCAGTCCTTCGCTGGATCCGGCGACCTTGACGCCATGAAGCAGTGGAAGGCAAAGCACGAGCAGAAGACCAAAGCCACCTGGGCCGGCAACACCGCGAACAGCAAGAAGCTCGTGGGCTACTACGACGCGATCGTGGCCGACCTGGAGGGCAAGGCCAAGACCCAGCAGGCGGCGGTCATCCAGGCGGCGCAGGACGCGCTCGCCAAGCCCGCGCAGGCCGCCCAGGCGCAGGCGGTGGCGCAGGCCAAGGCGGCCGTCTCACTGCCCGACTTCGACGCCACCAAGCTGCCCGCGGGCAACAGCAACGCCGCGTCGCACAACGCCAAGATCGACAAGATCAAGGATCTGGCCGCCGCCGGCGACGTCATGGGCCTGATCAGCCTGAACTACGGCACCAACACCTACGGCAAGAAGCAGGCGCAGATCGCCAACGACACGCTGGCGGCGCTGGGCTCGGACCTCAAGGTCGCGGCCGGCCAGAAGGCCAACACGCACCCGTCGCTGACCGGCGGCATCCCAGCCGCCCAGGCCGCGGCGGCGCTGGCGACGGCAGGCGCACCGGCACTGGCACCGCACCCGGCCACCAAGCCCAAGCAGAAGCCCGTCTTCAAGGCCGAGAACCTCAAGGCGCCGCCCAACTTCAACGTGCTGGGCTCCGGCGGCAAGCCGCTGTCGTCGCAGCCGCACATCAACGAGGCCAACAACAAGGCCGTCAACCACATATTCGCCACCGCGCAGACCGGCGACCTGCAGGCCCTGCAGAACCTCACCTTCCGGGTGATCGACAAGGCCACGGGTGCGCCGACCGGGCAGTTCCAAAGCTACGGCGGGCACCCCTCCGTCCACGTGTCGTCCTACTGGAAGGACCTTGTGGGCGAGGTCGACCTGCAGCTCAACCCGCCGCGCATGCCGAAAATCGGCCGCACTGTCACCGGCGCCACGCTGCAGGAGATCAGCGCCAAGCTGAAGCCGGTGCCGTCCGGCAAGTCGATCGCTGCCGTTGCCAAGTCGCAGCGCATCGGCAACTACATCGTGCTCGGCAAGGCGGACCCCGTCATGGACCTGCCGGCCGCCGACGACTCGGTGATCGCTGGCGCGTCCTGGGTTTCGGCAGCACAGAAGCATTACGCCGCATCGCCGCAGACGGCCAAGGACACCTTCGGCACCTACGTTACCACCTCGGGCGCCAAGGCGCTGAACACCGCCCTGCGCACCGGCACGGATGCCAAGTACGGCGGCAAGTCGGTGGAGCAGCACACCAAGGACTTCGAGGCGCTGCTGGTCGACGTCCCGCCCGGCTCGACCTTCGTGCGCAACATGGGCACGAAGGGCTACGGCCAGACGCCCAACACCAAGGAACTGCAGGAGCTGCAGCAGTTCCTCTTGACCGCCGAGAAGGGCACCGTCCTGCAGGAGCCGGGCTACACCTCCAGCTCGTGGACGGGCGGCAACCAGATCCTGGGCAACAACGACATCCAGTGGAACTTTACCGCCGGGCCCGGCGTCCGGGTGTTCCCGGCGTGGCTCGGCGCCAACGTCGGCGAGGGCGAGGGCCTGTTCCCTCCCAACCAGCGCTACCTTATCCGTGGCGCCAAGAAGGTGGGCAAGACGGTCGTCGTCGATGCGGTGCTGCTGCCCACCCTGCCCAACTGATCCGACGCACCGAGTATTTGCCGTCGCCTTAACCTCGCCCTAGACTGCGCACCATGCCACCGATCCCCGACTCCATCGAGATGACCCTTCTCGGGCTGACCGCCGACAAGCCGTCGCTCGGCTCGCCCACCGTGGTCAACGACCTGCTGCGCGGGCTGCTCAAGCTGGTGACCGAGCTGCGCGCCGATCAGCTCCAGGGCAAGCGGCAGGACATCCTCGGGCCGATCCGGGATGAGGTGCAGCGCCTGCAGGACGTGTTCTACGGCAGCGACATCCGCTACGCGATGACCCCGTGGTTCTCCGAGAAGCATCTCGGCCGGGCCTTGGTCGAGGGGGCAGGCATGGAGGGCGAGGCGGCCGACGCCGTGGAGCGGCTGCTGCTGCGCATGGTCTCGGAGTTCCTCGACATCTACCTGCCGTTCGAGAACGACGAGCTGCCCGAGCAGGAGCTGCCCTGGCGGATCGATGCCCTCGTCGAGTTCTATCAGGCGGCCGTGATGGGCCTGCCCTACGATCAGGACGACGAGACGTAGGATCCACATCCGCCGATCCGCGTGTGGTCAAATAAGCCGCAGAGATGCGGCTTTTGTTTTGCCCAGAAGAGACCCTCCGATCATGGACTTCGACCTGAGCTTCGCCTTCGAAAAGGCCGACTCCGGCGGCCGCTTTGTCCGCGGCTGGGCCTCGGTGGCCTCGGTCGATGGCAAGCCGGTCGAGGACTGGCAGGGCGACGTGATCGCCATGGAGGATCTGCGCAAGGCGGCCCACCGATTCGTGACCGAGGCCCGGGTGGCCAAGGCTATGCACAAGGGCGCCCAGGTCGGCGAGGTCGTCGAGAGCGTGATCATCGACGACGCCTTCGCCAAGGCCCTGGGGATCGCCGACAACCGCCGCGGCTGGTGGATCGGCATGCAGATCAACGACGAGAAGGTGCAGAAGCGGGTCGCCTCGGGCGAGCTGAAGGCCTTCTCGATAGGCGGGCGCGGCAAGCGCAAGAAGCTGGAGGACTGATGGCAACCGCACTTTCGGACATGGAGATCGAGGAGATCAGCCTCGTCGATGACGGCGCAAACCCTGGCGCCAAGGTCGAGATCTTCAAGGCCAAGATGAAGCCGTGCGAGGGCTGCAAGACCCCCGATGCGTGCATGAAGAAGGGCAACTGCATGGCGAAGTCGGCGGACTACGACGACGACGACATGGAAGAAGACGACGACATGGGCCCGCGCGGCCGGCGCGCCATGGCGAAATCGGCGGCGAATGCCGCGGCAATGAACCAGGAGATCGCAATGGATCTGGAAGCGCTGAGCAAGTCGCTGGAAGAAGCCGAGGCCCGGCTCGACGAGCTGTCCAAGAGCAACGAGGCGGCCACGGCCAAGGCGGCCGAGCTGGAGGGCGTGGTCAAGGCCAAGGATGCACGCATCGCCGAGCTGGAGGGCACGATCGCCAAGGCGGCCGACCCTGCCTCGGCCGACGAGGCCTTCCTGAAGTCGCTGCCCGAGCCCGCCCGCGAGGCTATCCTCAAGGCGCGCAAGGCCGAGGCGGACGCCCGTGCGGAGCTGCAAAAGGCCCGCGACAAGCAGGACGCTGAGACGGCCATCGCCAAGGCCAAGGCCATCGGCTTCGGCAACGCCGACGAGGTGGGCCCGCTGCTGATGCGCGTGGCCAAGGGCGCCACCACGGCCGATGATGCCGCCGCCCTGGAGACGCTGCTCAAGTCGGCCGGCGAGATCGCCAGCAAGTCGCCGCTCTTCAAGGCCATGGGCTCGGCTGCCGCGGTCGACGGCGACCCCGCCGAGATGCTCAAGGCCAAGGCCGAGGAGATCCAGAAGGCCAACACCGGCATGACCTACGAGGCCGCCTACACCAAGGCGGTCGAACAGAACCCGGCGCTGTACGGCGCCTATGTCCAGAAGCGCCGGGCTGCCTGAAGCCGCGTCGCCTGTGCACCACTCCACCGGAGGAACACCATGAGCATCCAGAACACGGGCAACGTTCACTCGCTGCCGGCTGCCGCCGACCTGTCGGCCAAGCAGTTTTACGCCGTCAAGGTCAACTCGTCCGGGCAGGCCGCGCTGGCCGCTGCCGGCGAGTTCGCCATCGGCATCCTGCAGAACAAGCCCACCGCCGGGCAGGCCGCCACGGTCGTGACTGTGGGCCCGGTCAGCAAGGCCATCGCTGGCGGACCTGTCACTGCAGGCGCGCTGGTCGCGGCCGACGCCGACGGCAAGCTCGTCGCCGCCACTCTGGGCCGCACCGATACGACTCAGCACGAAGCCGCCGACGCCCTGATCGGCTCGAACGTCGTCGGCGTGGCCCTGGAAGGTGCCGCGACCAACGACGTCTTCGCCGTGCTGCTGACCAGCTCGGGCGCTGCGCCCACCACCGCCGCCTGATCGCCGGGCGGAACCGCAACCTCACTGATACCGGAGGACCACCATGCAACCGACTCCCGGCGACGTCCATGTCAACGTCCCGCTTTCGAACATCTCGATCGCGTACCTGCAGAACGCCAGCAACTTCGTGGCGGCGCGGGTTTTCCCCAACATCCCGGTCAGCAAGCAATCCGACCGCTACTACACCTACGAGCGCGGCGACTTCAACCGCGACGAGATGACGGAGCGGGCGCCCGGCACCGAATCGTCGGGTGGCGGCTACCGCCTGGACAGCTCGCCGACCTACTACGCGCCGGTCTACGCCTTCCACAAGGACATCCCGGATCAGGTCCGCTCCAACGCTGACGCGATGCTGAACCCGGACCGCGAGGCCACCGCGTTCGTCACGCACAAGGCGCTGATCAAGCGCGAGAAGATCTGGGTCTCCCGGTACTTCCGGGAAGGGGTCTGGACCAACGACGTCGATGGCGTGGCCACGATCACCGGCGGCGGCCAGGTTCTGCACTGGTCAGACGCGAACTCGAACCCAATCGAGAACGTGCGCGCAGCCAAGACGGCGATCCTGCAGTCCACCGGCTTCGAGCCCAACAAGCTCGTCCTCGGCCGGCAGGTCTACGACGCGCTCGTGGATCACCCGGACGTCATCGACCGCCTGAAGTACGGCCAGACCTCCGGCGCGCCGGCGCAGGCCAGCCGTGACTCGCTCGCCCGCCTGTTCGAGGTGGACTCGATCGAGGTCATGAACGCGATCGAGAACACCGCCGTCGAGGGCCGGTCCGCCCAGCACGCCTTCATCGGCGGCAAGAAGGCGCTGCTCTGCTACGCCAACCCGAGCCCTGGCCTGATGACCCCGTCGGCCGGCTACGTGTTCTCGTGGACCGGCTACGTGGGCGCCGGCGCCGAGGGCAGCCGGATCAAGCAGTTCCGTATGGAGCCGCTGGCATCCGACCGGGTGGAGATCGAGATGGCGTTCGACTGCAAGCTGGTCGCCGCCGATCTCGGCTACTTCTGGGACAGCATCGTCGCCTGATGCGTGGCGGGGCGGCGCAGGCCGCCCTGCTATGCTGACGCGTTCTCCTGCCGCACGAGGTCCGCATGTCGCGCTTCAATCACCCGCTGCCGTTCTCGCCGCTCTACGACTTCCAGGTACTGCGGGTCGTCACGATCAACGGGCGACAGTACAAGCCCGGCGATCGCCTCGACAAGGCCAACCTCGCCGAGCGCCGCCTGCGGCAGATGTACGAGAACCGGGTCGTCAGCCCGATTCCGCCCGAGGTCGTGCCGGCGCTCCTGCAGGCGCCGCGCAGGGCCGCCGAGCCGGTGGCGGACGAGCCTGCCGGCCAGGAGATCGACCCGGACAACGGCGAGGATGTCCAGTCGGCCGCCGACACCGGCAAGACCGCGGTCCACCGGGGCTTCGGCCGCTGGTACGTGGTGCATGCCGACGGCACCGAGGACGGCCCGATGACCAAGGCCGAGGCCGAAGCGGCGGCCGCGGCCTGACGGGCGGCAAGGAAGGGCGCGCGCCATGGCGCTGATCGTCGAGAACGGCACCGGGCTGGCTGACGCCGAGAGCTACCTCTCGGTCAATCAGGCCTCGGCCTATCACCGCCTGCGCGGCAATGCCGCGTGGGAGGACCTCGACTTCGAGGTGCAGGAGCAGGCGCTGCGTCAGGCCACGGCCTACATCGACAGCCTGCAGCGCTACAAGGCCTCGCGGCTGAAGCCGTCGCAGGCCCTGGAGTTCCCGCGCACCGGCCTGTTCGACTGGTCGGGCTACGAGGTGACGGGCGTGCCCAAGCGGGTCAAGGACGCCTGCGCCGAGCTGGCGCTGCGCGCCGCCTCGACCTCGCTCTTCACCGACCTCGCCCGCGGCGGCAAGGTCGTCTCGGAGAGTGTCGGGCCGATCAGCACCACCTACGCCGACGACGCCCCCACCGGCACGGTCTACACCGTGGCCGTCGAGCTGCTGAAGCCGTTCGCCCGCTCGGAGGCCGGCCGCATGGGCGGGCCGGGCTGGACGCCGCCGGCGGTGGCAGCAGCGGTCTCGCTCGGGGTCCACGACACGCCGGGCGAGGTGTGACGCCGTGGCGAGCTACGGCGCCCTCATCGACGCGGCGCACCGGCTGATCGCCGTCAAGGGCGCCGCGCTGCCGCTGCAACGCACCACCGGCGTCAGCTACGACCCGGTCACCCAGGCGCGGGTGACGGTCACCGCGAGCTACACCTTCCGCGCCGTCGGCCTGCCCCCCGGCAAGTCGGCGGAGTTCCGCATCGGCAGCCTTGAGCGCCGCGACCTGATCGAGCTGCATATCGCGCAGCGCTCGCAGACCATCCGCCCGGAGCCCGGCGACATCGTGACCTGGGGCGGCAAGCAGTGGACGATCTTCTGGTCGACCACCTACGACCCGGCCGCCGACGGGGCGATCTACACCCTTGCCTACGCCGAGTGACGTCATGGCGAGCAACGGGAAGCAGTTCAAGGCCACGCTCGGCGCCTGGGCGCTGAAGGCGGGCGACAAGCTCGACGCCCTGGCGCGCCAGTCGGCCCTGCAACTGAGCGAGGACGTCGTCAAGGCCACGCCGGTCGACACGGGCTTCCTGCGCGGCTCCTGGCAGCCTAGCATCGGCGCCCCGGCCGGCGGCGGCGGCGCGCTCGACGCCTCGGGTGCGGCGGCGCAGGCCTCGGTCACCCTGGCCGTGCAGGGCATCAAGCGCGGCGATCGGTTCTTTCTCACCAACAACGCCCGCTACGCGATGCGCCTGGAGTACGGCTTCGTCGGCCAGGACAGCCTGGGCCGGACCTACAACCAGACCGGGCGCTTCTTCGTCGGCAACGCGGTCAAGCGCTGGCCGCGGATCGTGGCCCGCGTGGCCAAGGAGCTGAAGCTGTCGTGAGCGCCAACGTCCACGCCAACGTTCGCGCCGCGGTGCGCCAGCGGCTGGTCGGCCTTGCCGGTCTGCCCGCCGAGCGCGCCTGGGAGGGCCTCGCGTTCGAGCCGACGCGGGGGACGCCGTTCCTGGCCGAGGCCATGCGGCCGATCGGCTCGGAGGTGCGCGGCATGGGTGCGAGCGGAGCGCTCGCGCACACGATCGCCGCGAGCCTGTCGCTGGTCTACCCGTCCGGCCAGGGCACGCTGGCGATCGAGCAGGCCGCGAGCGCGCTGATGGACGGCTTCCGCCCTGGTGTCACCGTGGTCTACGGCGGCCAGTCGGCGATCGTCACCAAGGTCGAGCGCACCCCACTCCGGCCGGAGCCGGACTGGATCCAGACCACCGTCACGGCGACCCTGATCGCCTACACTTTCACCTGATTTTCGGAGAGCACCATGGCCCTGCAGAACGCCGTCAATGTCTCGATCGCCTACGCCAAGGAGTCGACCTTCGGCACGCCGGCCAGCGCCGGATCGAGCCAGTCCATCCGCCGCGTCTCCTCGTCCTTGAGCCTGAGCAAGGAGAGCTTCGCGTCGAACGAGGTGCGCCCTGATCAGCAGGTGTCGGACCTGCGGCACGGCATGCGCAGCGTCACCGGCGGGATCGAGGGCGAGCTGAGCCTGCAGACCTACGACGACTGGCTGGCCTCGCTGCTGCGCGGCACCTGGGCGGCCGGCACCAGCCTGTCGCAGTCGCAACTGACCAGCGTCGCGGCCTCGGCCTCGGCCGGCACCTTCACCTTCGGCGGCGGCGACCCGGTGGCGCTCGGCCTGCGCCTGGGCGACGTCGTCCGCTTCGGCACGGTCAACGCCAGCATCAACGGCCGGAACTTCCGTATCGTCGGCTTCGGCGGCACCACCAATCGCACCGTGACGGTGTTCCCCAAGCCCGCGGTCGACGTGGCATCGCCTGTGACCACCTTCACCGTGGCGGTGCAGGGGCGCAAGCTCACGACCGGCGTCCTCAAGGACAGCTACACGATCGAGCAGGTCAATCCGGACCTCGACAACTCCGAGCGGTATGTCGGGGTGCGCATGAACAGCGCCAGCATCTCGCTGCCGCCCAACGGCATGGCCACGGTGAGCTGGGACATGATGGGGCAGGACGGGACGATCCTCTCCGGCGCCAGCAGCCCCTACTTCACGGCGCCGACGGCAGCCCCCAACACCGGGATCTTCGCCGGCCTGAACGGCAGCCTGCGCATCGCCGGGGCCGAGCGGGCCGTGGTGACGGCGCTGGACTTCCAGGTCACCAACAACCTCTCGATGCAGGGCGTCGTGGGCTCGCCGATCGCGCCGGAGATCTTCTTCGGCCGGATGGTCCTCACGGGCAACGTCTCGGCCTACATCGAGGACACGAGCCTGATCGACGCGTTCGTGGCGGAGAGCGAGGTCGACATCGTCTCCCAGCTCGATCTGGCGGCGATCGGTGGCGCGGCGCCCGACTTCCTCGTCTTCAACATGCAGCGGGTGAAGCTCTCGGGCTACTCGAAGACGGTGGGCCCGGACGGCGGGGTGATCGCCACCTTCCCGTTCCAGGCGCTGCTGCCGACGGCGGGCTCGGGCCGGGATGCCTCGACGCTGGTGATCCAGCGGGCGAATGCCTGATAGGCGCATGGCGCTACACTTCGACGGCCCTGCGGGGCCGTTCGTCATTTCAGGAGCACCCATGGACATCGAGCAGGAGATCCAGGCCAAAGGCCTGACCGCGCCGCGCATCACGCCGGCTGACATCGAGGCAAACATCGCCAGCGAGCACTACTTCACGGCGGCCGACGGCATGCGCGGCGTGTGGGGCGACTCCAGCCACCTGCTGGAGGACAGCTGTTTGCGTCCGGCCTCTCCGTTACATCTCTTGACCTTCTGTGTGCTCGTGCTGCGCAACGGCTTCACCGTCACGGGCGAGTCGGCATGCGCCAGCCCGGAGAACTTCAACGCCGAGATCGGCCGCAAGGTCGCCCGCGCCAACGCGGTCGCCAAGGTCTGGCCGCTGATGGGCTACGCCCTCAAGAGCCGGCTTGCCGGGGAGGCCTGAGCATGGACTTCGCACTCGACGGCATCGACACGCTCACGGGCTCGGTGGCGGGCGCGCCGCTCACCGTGGCGGGCATCGACGGCCGGCCGCTGCTCAATTCCAAGGGCGAGCCGCACGTCATCACGCTCCTCGGGCCCGACAGCCCGGTCTACCAGCGGCTGGTTCACCAGCAGACGCAGAAGCGCATCGAGGCGGCGGCCGCGGCGCACGCCAAGGGCGAGACGGCGGCGGCCGATCCCGAGGAGGCCAAGGCCGACGCCATCGACGTCATGGCCCGCTGCACCAAGGGCTGGACCGGTTTTCTCGACCGCCAGGGCGCACCGATCGAGTTCTCGGTCGATGCCGCGCGCCAGCTCTACACGCGCTTTCCGGTCATCCGCGAGCAGGTCGACAGCTTCATCGTTCAGCGCCGGAATTTTTTGCCGGTGTCGTCCAGGGACTGATCGAGCGCGGGCGGCACCTCTTCCTGATGTCTCGCAGCCATGCCGGGGCGAGCATGGCCGACCACTACCGCTCGGTCGCCCGCCAGACCGGCAAGGCGCCGCCGGAGCCGCCCAGGATGCCGCCCGCGGGCGCGCATCTGTGGGACACTTTCCTTGAGCTGCACCGGGCCCGCGGTGCCAGCGGCTTCGGCCTGTCGCCGATCACCCATGCCGACATCGACGCATGGTCGCGGCTGAAGGCGTGGCCGCTCAGGCCGTGGGAGGTCGATGCCATCCGCGCCCTCGACGACGCCTACCTCGACTCTCAGGCTGAGAAGCCCAAGTGACCATGGACGACATCGCCAAGCTAGGCTTCGAGATCGACACCTCGCCGCTGCTCGCCGCCTCGCGGGTGTCGGCCACGGCGGCGGCACAGATCGGCAAGGTCGGCGATGCGGCCGACGCCACGTCGAAGAAGGTCACCCAGGCCGGCAAGGCCGCCCGCGACACCTCCGGGGCGATCACTGCCGTCGGGACGGCTTCGGGGTCGGCGGCGCCCAAGATCCAGGCGGCCGGCACGGCCCAGCAGGCCTTGGCCCAGGCGCTGGGCAGAACCACGACGGCAGCCACGGCCGAGGCCAGGGCCGCGCAGGCCGCCGCGGCGCAGACGGAGCGCCTGGGCGCGGCCGCCGGGCAGGCAGCCGGCCGCACGGCCGCACTGGCCGGCGTGCTGCAGCGTGTGGGCGACGCCGGGCAGGGGGCGGTCGGGCAGATCACCAGCCTGTCGCAGGCCTTCGGCATCGGCACGGGCTCGGCCGGCGGGGCCGCGCTCAGCGGCGCCCTGCGCACCTCGTCGTCGCTGCTCAGCGGGCTGACCGGCGCTCTCGGCCGGTTCGGGCCAGCGGCTGCCGCGACGGTCGGGGTCGTGGCCGGGGTCTCGGCCACGCTGGTCGGGCTGCAGGCAGCGCTGGCCACGGTGCAGGATCGGTGGCGCTCCTACGAGGGGCAGCTCAAGAACACGCTCGGCACCACGACGCAGGCCCGCCAAGCCATCGACGCGCTCTTCAAAAGTGCCCAGGCGTCCGGCATCTCGTTCGACTCGACCGTCCAGTCCTTCAACCGGCTGGCACGCAACGCAACCGAGCTGGGCGCCAGCAACGACGAGATCCTCCAGCTCTCCTCGACCATCCAGAAGCTGGGCGTGGTCTCCGGCGCGAGCCAGGGCGAGATCGCGTCCGGCATGCTGCAGCTCTCGCAGGCGCTGGCCGCGGGCCGGCTGAACGGCGACGAGCTGCGCTCGATCATGGAGAACATGCCGGCCCTGGCCAAGGCGATCGCCGACGGCCTGGGCGTCAGCGTGGGTGCTTTGCGCGCCATGGGCGCAGCCGGCGAGCTGACCGGCGACAAGGTCTTCCGCGCCCTGCTCAGCGGCTCCGAGGACGTCCAGAAGCAGTTCGAGGCGATGCCCGACACGACCGAGCGGGCGTTTCAGCGGGTCTCGGATAGCTGGTCGCAGATGCTCGCCCGCATGGGCGAGAAGGCCAACAGCTCGGGCTTCATACAGGCGATCTTGCGGGCGACCAACGGCCTGATCCAGGCGATGACGCCGGCCCCCGGTGGCGTTCCGCCCGAGGTCGAGCGCTATCAGGAGTTGGAGGCCGAAAGGCGACGCTTCGCCGACCTGCCCGGAATCGAGGGCGAGCGCAGGCGTGAGCGGATCGACGCGGAACTCCGCCAGCTCGAACCGCGGATCCGCGAGCTGCAGCGCCAACAGCAGAATGAGGAGGACGAGGCGAGGGCGGCCGAAGCGGCGCGACCGGCCATCGCGATCTTCTCCCGTGGCGCCAACATGGCGAAGAACGTGCAGACGCCGTTCGGCACGCGGCGCGAGATCGAAGAGCAGATCTTCCAGATCGAGAACGCGCTGATCGCCGCCGGCCTGCGCGGGACGGACAGCACCCTGCCGTCCGACCAGCGACCCAACTCCAGGCAGGTCGAAGAGCTGGAGCGGGCGCTGGGATCGCTCAGGCAGAAGCTCCTCGACGCGGCCGGTGCCGCCGACAAGTTCGACAAGCAGGCCAAGGACTTCGCCGAGCAGGTGCGACGCGGTGGCGGCGGCGGCGGGATCGGCATCGTGGCCGAGGCGCAGGGGCTGGCCCGCTCGATCCGGCTCGAAGGCGGGCAGGCCGACACGCAGTCGCTGATCGCCCGGGTGGCGAACAGCCGTGCCTCGGCGACCGCGCCGGACATCCAGGCCCTGAACCGGCAGGCCACGCAGCAGCAGCGGCTGACCGACACGATCGGCAAGACCCGCGACGAGGTCGTCGACTTCCAGGTCGCCCAGGAGGCGCTCGACTGGCGCTTCCAGCAGTTCGGCACGGTCACCACGCCAGCCGTCGAGCAGGCGGTCAAGGACTACACGACAGCGCTGCGCGGCGCCAAGCAGGCCCAGAACGCGCTGGCCGACGCGCAGTTCGTGCAGGGCATGCGCGACCAGATGGCCGTGCTGATGGCGGGCAATCGTGTGCTGGCGCAGGGCGACTTCGCGGTCCGCCGGGCCGAGGCGGAGGAGCGCGCACGGCAGGCCGAGCGTGATCAGCCGGGCGCCGGGGGGCTGCAGCTCCGGCAGTTCGACGCGCAGGAGGGGCGCTCGCTCGAACAGCGGCTGCAGGGCATGCGCGAGCAGCGCTCGATGGACGAGGTCATGGCCCTCACGCCGGGCTTCTGGGACCGGCGCAGCCTGGAGCTGGACGCCCGGATCCGGCAGGCGCAGCGGGGCGCCTCGCCCGACCGGGCGGCCGAGATCGAGCGGGAGATGCGGGCCGGCGAGGCCGCCAGGATCCGCCGCGACGACGCCGAAACCGTGCGGGGCGTGAACGAGAGCACCGCCATGACCAGCGTCACCCTGCAGGCGGTGCTCGGTGGCGGCGGCTCCTTCGAGATCCGCCGCGCCCAGGCCGAGGCCCGCGCACGGCAGGCGGAGGAGCGCAACCGCGGCATGTCCCAAGCGCTCGAACAGCAGTTCATGACCCAGGAGCGGCTCTCGACGGAGCAGATGCTGGCCGACGCGAGCCTGCGCACGCGCACCACGCGGGAGACCGAGGTGGGGATCCGCCAGGGCCAGCCGCGGCGCCTGACGGCCCTGAACCAGCGGATCCGCGCCGCCCAGGAGAACGCCATGCCGGTGTTCGCCGAGCGGATCGACCAGTCGATGCGGGCCGAGGACGAGGCGCAGCTCTCGGTCCAGCTCGCCGAGCAGGCCGAATCGATGCGCGAGCAGCTCAAGCTCCAGCAGGACCAGATGCTGCTGGTCGGCATGGAAAGCGACGAGGTGTCGGTGCAGCAGGCGCTGATGGCCAAGCGCAACGAGCTGCTGCGCGAGGGCGTCGCGCTCAACAGCGCCAGCGCCAAGGAGCAGCTCCGGCTCACCGAGGAGGTGGCGCGGGGCAACGTCCGGCTGACCAAGGCGCAGCAGGATGCCAAGGAGTGGCAGGCGATCTGGGACAGCGCAGGGCAGGGCGTGAGCAACTCGCTCTCCAACGCCTTCCTGGCCGCCTTCGACAAGAGCAAGAAGGCCGGCGACGTGCTGCGCCAGGGCCTGTCCGACACCTTCAAGAAGATGTCCGCCGACATCCTGGCGCAGGCGCTGAAGCCGCTGCAGGACGCCTTCGTCAACATCATCAAGACCATCGGCACCTCGCTCGTCGGCGGGATCGCCGGCACGCCGCTGCCGGCGGCGGCCAACGGGGCGGTCTTCGCCGGCGGGCGGGCGAGCTTCGCCTATGGCGGCGTGGTCAACAGCCCGACCCTGTTCCGCTTCGCCCAGGGCGGGGTGATGCGGCCGGGCCTGATGGGCGAGGCGGGGCCCGAGGCCATCATGCCGCTACGCCGCGGGCCGGACGGGCGGCTGGGCGTCTCGGCGGCCGGGGGCGGCAGCCGGGGCGACACGTTCAACATCGCGGTCAACGTCGATGCCTCGGGCGCGCAGCGCCAGGGCGATGGCCAGGACGGCGACGCCACCGACAATCGCGGCCAGCGCCTGGGCGAGGTGGTGGCGGCGGCGGTGCGATCGGAGATCGTCCAGCAGCAGCGCCCGGGCGGGCTTCTGGCCAGGAGGTAAGACGACATGGCGACCTTCATCTGGGCGCCCGACTGGCGGGCGCAGGAGCAGCGGCGGCCGCGGGTGCGCACCGCACAGTTCGGTGACGGCTACCAGCAGCGCTCGGCCGACGGCATCAACACCGACCCCAGGGTGTGGAACCTCACCTTCGGCAACCGCGACGACACCGAGGCGGCGGCGATCGAGGCCTTCCTCACCGCCCGCGGCAGCCTTGAGGCCTTCGACTGGACGCCGCCCAGGGGCAGCGCCGGCAAGTGGGTCTGCCCGCAATGGTCGTCCACGCTGGACACCTACGGCGCCACCACGATCGCCGCCACGTTCTCCGAGGTGTTCGAGCCGTGACCGTCACCATCACCGGGCAACTGCACAAGCTCGACGCCGGGGCCTGGGTCGACCTCTTCGCGCTCGACCTGACGCCGCTGTCGGCCGGGATCGTCCGCTTTCACGCCGGCACCAACGCGCTGCGCCAGCCCGTGGTCTGGCAGGGCGAGACGTACCAGCCCTTCCCGATCCAGGTCGACGGCTTCGAGATGGACGGCTCGGGGCGGATGCCGCGGCCGCGCCTGCGCGTGGCCAACGTCTCGGGCGCCATCTCGGCGCTGGTGCGCCAGTACGACGACTTCGTCGGCATGCGGCTGACCCGCAAGCGGACGATGGTGCGCTTCCTCGATGCGGTGAACTTCCCGGGCGGCACCAACGCCAGCGCGGATCCGCTGTCGCACCTGCCCGACGAGACCTACTTCGTCACCCAGAAGACCTCCGAGACCAAGCTCCTGGTGGAGTTCGAGCTGGGCTCGGCGCTCGATCTGCAGGGCGTCATGCTGCCGCGCCGGCAGATCGTCTCGGGCATCTGCGGCTGGCGCTACCGCGACCCCGGGACCTGCGGCTACAGCGGCGGGCCGAAAGCCGACCGCTTCGATCAGCCGACGAGCGATCCGGCCGTCGACAACTGCTCGCGCACCCTGGCGGGGTGCAAGCTGCGCTTCGGCGTGGCCGCCGTGCTGCCGTTCGGCGGCTTCCCGGGCGCCGGTCAGGCCAGCCGATGACGTGGCAGGTCGAGGCCGAGCGGCATGCCGCCGCCGTGGCCCCTGCCGAGGCCTGTGGGCTGCTCGTGGTCCGCCGTGGGCGCCTGCGCTTCATGGCCTGCGACAACGCGGCGGACGAGCCCCTGGAGCGCTTCCAGATCGCGCCCGAGGCCTACGCCCTGGCCGAGGATGACGGCGAGGTGGTGGCCGTGGTGCACAGCCACCCGGGCGCATCGAGCGCGCCGTCGCCGGCCGACCTCGTGGCGCACCGGGCGTCCGGGCTCGACTGGTGGATCCTCGGCGCCGACGGCTGGCGGCTGCTGCCGGCCGCTGGCGTGCTGCCCTACGCCGGCCGAACGTTCACCCATGGGGTGAACGACTGCTACACCCTGGTCCGGGACTGGTTCTGGCGCGAGCGCGGGGTTCTGCTGCCCGACTACGCCCGCCAGGACCGCTGGTGGGAGCAGGGCCGGGACCTCTACCGCGAGAACTTCGCCGCTGCCGGCTTCGTCGAGGTGCAGGGCGAGTGCCGGCCGGGCGACGCGCTGCTGCTGCAGATCGGGGCGCCTGTGCCCAATCACGCCGCGATCGTCATGCCGGGTGGCAGAATCCTTCACCATCTGGCCGGCCGGATTTCCGGGACCGACACCTACGACCGGCTCTACCGCGAGCGCACCACGCATGTCCTTCGCCACGTCGCAACCGCTGCGCACGATCCGTCTGCTGGGTGACCTCGGGCGGCGCTTCGGCCGCGAGCACCGGCTGGCGGTGGCCACGCCGGCCGAGGCGATCCGGGCGCTCTGCGTCGTCCGGCCCGGCTTCCGCCAGTACGTCGAGAGCCGCGAGCGCTGGTTCAAGGTGCTGGTGCGCAAGGCGCCGGTGGCCGACTTCGAGCGCGAGCTGCACCTGCAGCACGGCCAGGACGCCAGCTTCACGATCGCGCCGGTCATCGCCGGGGCGAAGTCGAAGTTCTTCCAGATCATCCTCGGCGTGGCGCTGATCGGGCTGGCGGTGCTGAACCCGGCGCTCGGCGCCATCGCCATCGGCAAGACCACGCTTGCAGCCGTCGCCGTGAACGTCGGCCTGTCGCTGGTGATCGGCGGGGTGGCGCAGCTCCTGGCGCCGACGCCGGAGTACACCGAACCGGTCGAGAACCAGCCGAGCTACCTCTTCAACGGGCCGGTGCAGACGACCCAGGTGGGCTTCCCGGTCCCGGTGGGCTACGGCGAGCTGATCGTCGGCGGTGCGCGCATCTCGACCGGGATCTGGTCCGAGGACATCCCGGTATGAGCAGGGAGGACAGGGACAGCCTGCGCTCGATCGCCAAGGCGCGCGTCGTCGACGCGGTCTGCGAGGGCGAGATCGAGGGGCTGGTGGCCGGGCTGCAGTCGGTGTTCCTCGACGGCACGCCGGTGCAGAACCGCGACGGAACCGACAACTTCAGCGGGGTCGACGTGGCCGTCCGCCGCGGCCTGCAGAATCAGGAGCGGATCGACTGGGTGGCGGGCGTGGAGGACACCTCCAGCGTCGGCATCGAGGTGGTGAAGGACGTGCCGATCGAGCGCACGATCACCGATCCCGCGGTCGATGCGGCGCGGGTGCTGATCACCGTGCCGGCGCTGCTCCTGCAGCAAGAGAACGGCGACCTGCTGGGCACCAGCGTCGAGTACAAGATCGCGGTCAAGACGGCCGCGGGCTCGTTCGTGGATCAGCCGCTGGGCTTCGACCTCGTGAGCCTGCCGGGCTCGGGCGAGGCCTGGACATCGGGCACGACCTCGACCGCGGCGACGCGGATTCAGGGTGTCGTCCGCGGCGCCTGCCAGCTCGACTATCAGGAGGGCATCGGCGGCTGGGCGCCCAAGCGGCTGGTGGTGAACGTGCAGTACCGCGTGCCGGCCGGTTCGTGGACGACGATCAAGACCTTCGACCTGATGGCCGGCCTCGGCAACGCCGACAGCGCCGAGGGCTACTATGACGACGGGGCTTGGCAGAGCCGGGTGGCCGCCACCGGCCAGTGGAAGGCGGTCCTCGGCAGCTTCGACGTCGAGGTGGCCGAGGGCACGGCCTACGAGGTGCGCACGCTGATCGTCTCCGGCGCCTCGGGGGCTTGGTTCTCGCCGCTGCAGGAGCTGCGCCGGAACAAGGTGCTGCGTATCGAGGGCAAGAGCAGTTCGGCGTACCAGCGAGGGCACCTCGTGCCGCTGCCGGCCGGGGGCGCCCCCTGGACCATTCGGGTCGAGCGGATTACGCCCGATGCCACGACCAACCGGCTGCAGAACCGCACGGTGTGGGACAGCCTGACCGCGATCTACGAGGAGAAGCTCCGGTATCCGCATACGGCCCTTGTCGGGCTCGCCTTCGATGCAAAGCAGTTCTCCAGCATCCCGGAGCGGTCCTACCATCTGCGGCTGCTGAAGATCAAAGTCCCGAGCAACTACGACCCGATCGCCAGGACTTACAGCGGCACCTGGGACGGCACCTTTCAGGTGGCGTGGTCGAACAATCCGGTCTGGTGCTTCTACGACCTCGCCACCAACCCGCGCTACGGCACGGGCGACTACATCACCGAGGCGATGCTCGACAAGTGGTCGCTGTACGCGATGGCGGTCTACTGCGACGAGCTGGTCTCGGATGGCCGCGGCGGGCAGGAGCCGCGCTTCACCTGCAACCTCTATTTGCAGACCCGCGAGGAGGCCTATCGCGTCCTGCAGAACATGGCGGCGATCTTCCGCGCTATGACCTACTGGGGCGCCGGCACGCTCAACCTGAGCCAGGACCGGCCGAGCGATCCGATCTACCTCTTCGCCAACGCCAACGTCATCGACGGCGCCTTCGAGTACACGGGCAGCAGCCAGCGGGTGCGGCGCAACGCCGTTCTGGTGGCCTGGAACGACCCGGCCGAGCGCTACAAGCAGGCGGTGGAGTATGTCGACGACCCCGAGCTGATCGTCCGCTGGGGCTACGTTTCGCAGACCGAGATCGTGGCGATGGGCTGCACCAGCCGCGCCATGGCCTACCGGGTCGGCCGGTGGCTGCTCTACACCGAGCGCTACGAGAGCGAGATGGTCACGTTCGAGACCGGCCTGGAGGGCAACATCCCCCGGCCGGGCGACGTCATCCAGGTGGCCGATCAGCATCGGGCCGGGTCGCGCATCGGCGGCCGGGTGGTGGCCGTGCCGACCGCCACCACGGTGACGCTCGATCAGGCGGTGACGCTCGCGGCCGGCCTCACCTACACCCTGGCGGTGCTCAACGATGCCGGCGAGCTGGAGGAGCGGACCGTCACCACGGCGGCCGGCTCCGCCGCCACGCTCACGGTCGCCTCGGCCTGGACCGGCGGGCTTTCGGCGCAGAGCATCTGGGTGCTCTCGTCGTCGGCGCTGGAGCCCGAGCTGTACCGGGTGGTCTCGGTGGCTGAGCGCGAGAGCGGGGCGAAGTTCGCCGTGACGGCGCTTTTGCACAACCCGTCGAAGTTCGCGGTGGTGGACGAGGGCGCCTCGCTCACCCTGCGCACGACCTCGGTGCTGGTGGATCCGCGGCTGGCGCCGCCGGCCCCGTCCGGCCTCGCCGCCAGCGACACCATTTACGTCGACTCTGCGAAGGTGGTGCGCTCGAAGATCACCTTCTCTTGGGCGCCGGTGACGACGGGCTACGTGCGCGGCTATGTGGCCTCGTTCCGGCTGGCCGACGGCAACTGGATCGCCCTGCCGGAGACGCAGACCCCGGCGGCCGAGATCATCGACGTGATCGACGGGGCGCAGTACCAGCTCCGGGTGGTGGCGGTGAGCCAGCTCGGGCTGACCAGCGACACGCCCGCGGCGATCACCTACACGCCGCTAGGCAAGGCCGCGCCGCCCGCCACGGTGGGCGCCCTGGCCGTCACGATCAACGCCAGCGCCGCGCAGGCCGAGCTGGCATGGCCGGCGATCGCCGACCTCGACCTCGACCTCTACGAGGTGCGCCTGGGGGCGATCTGGGCCGGCGGGACGGTGGTCTTCCGCGGCAAGGCCCTGAACGCCACGCTGCCGATCGCGGGCCTCTCGATGACCTTCCGGGTGCGGGCGCTGGACACCGCCGGCAACTACTCGGCCGCCGACTCGGCGGCGACGATCACGATCGAGCCGCCCGGGCAGCCGGTCATCGTGGCCGAGGTAATCGACAACAACGTGCTCCTGCGCTGGCAGGACGTGCCGGGCTCGCTGGCGATCAGCACCTACGAGATCCGCCGCGGTGCGGCCTGGGCATCGGCCGAGGTCATCGGCACGAAGACGGGCCTCTTCACCACGGTGTTCGAGACCCAGGCCGGCACCTTCACCTACTGGGTCGCCGGCATCGACCGCGCCGGCAACTACGGGACGCCCGGTCAGGTGGCGGTGCCCGTCTCGGCGCCGCCCGACTACGTGCTGCAGCTCGAACAGGCGCCAGTCTGGTCGGCCTTCTCCAACGCGGCCGAAAGCGATAGCCGGCTCTACCTGCCGATCTCGGCCAGCGAGACCTGGGAGACGCACTTCACCGCACGCGGCTGGACCTCGCCGCAGGACCAGATCGACGCCGGCTACCCCTACTTCATCCAGCCCGGCGAAAGCAGCGGCTACGCCGAGGCGGTTGTCGACGCCGGCTCGACCCTTCCAAGCTCCAAGATCACCATCACGGCCTCGCTGGCGGCGATCAGCGGCAGCCCGTTGGCCAGCTACACGATCAGCGTGAGCAACACGAGCGCCAGCGGCCCCTGGACCGACTATGCCGGGGCGCAGGCCTTCGCGACGGCGTTCCGCTGGGCCAAGGTGAAGATCGCGGTCACCGGCGGCATCGCCGAGGTGTTCAATGCGATCGTGCGCATGGAGGTCAAGGAACGCAGCGACAGCGGCGAGGCGGCCGTCGCCTCGGCCGATGTCGGCGGCACCACGATCGACTTCACGGTGCCCTTCGTCTCGGTGAAGTCGATCACCGTGACGCCCAAGGGCACGACGGCCCGCTTCGCGATCTACGATTTCGCCGGGGGCGCCAACCCTACCTCGTTCAAGGCCCTGCTCTACGACACCGCCGGCAACCGCGTCAGCGGGACCGTGTCGTGGCAGGCCGCCGGAGTCTGACATGGCCAACTGGGCAAACCCGACCCTCTCCAGCCTCTACACCAACTTTCTGGCCGATCTGAAGGCTCGCGACGACGACCTCGCCCGCGGCCTGGATCCGGCCGTGGCCACGGTCACGAGCCCGCCGACCAACGCGATCCGATGGAACTCTGCCTCGAAGAAGTGGCAGAAGTGGTCGGGCTCGGCCTGGGCCGACCTCTCGGCCGCCTATGCGATCAACGTCGAAGGGACGCTGGCAGCGCCTGCGGGCTCGGTGAGCGCGCCGTCGATCGCCTTCCAGGGCTCGGCCACGACGGGCTTCTACCGGCCCAGCGCCGACCGGGTGGCCCTGGCGATCGCGGGCGTGCAGCGCCTGTTCGCGAGCAACACCGGGCGGTTCTCCTTCGGTGCCGGCGAAAGCCCGCAAGGCGTGGTCTCGATCGCGGGCGGCGACTTCGTCGTGCAGGAGACCGGCGCCGACCGGGCGCTGGCTTTCCTGAACGCCGACGGCTCGGTGGCCTACGGGCAATTCGGTGCGGCCAGCTCCGGCTTGAACAACCGCGTCTTCGTGGCGAACCCGCGCACCGGCGGCACCGTGGCCTTGAGCGTGGCCGGCACCGACCGGGTAACGGTGAGCGCCACCGGCGCCACGTTCGCCGTGCCGATCTCGGGCTCGGGCTCCGGTCTGACCTCGCTGCCGGCCGGCCAGCTTACCGGGACGGTGGCGGTGGCCAATGGCGGCACAGGAAAGTCAACGTTGAACGCCAAAGCCTTGCTCAGCGTCACGGGGCTGGGGGATATTGACGACTCGTTGGTGCCGGAGGCGGAGGGCGAATTTATTTATTCCAGTCCTTCGGGCTTGGGCCCTGGCGCGCCTATTTTCTGGTTTAGGGCATCGTTCGCCGCTTTGGTGAAAAACACCGTCAACGCAACAGGTGATGCGCCGGTCTACTCCTGCCGCGCCTGGGTCACCTTCAGCAACGTCGAGGTCTCCGGGACCTATTCCCAGTCTGGCACGACCATCACGATCACCATCACCGGCCACGGTGTGGTTGCCGGAGAAGGGGTCTATCTGGACTTCACGAGCGGCAGCAGCGTCGATGGCTTCTTCACCGCCTTTAACATCACCGCAAACACCTTTCAGGTCGAGGCCGCCAGCAGCCTGACGACCTCCGGCAATGTCACCCGGAAGGTGCAAGTGCGCGGCCGCGGTAACGTCGCGTCCGTGATCCCGCAGGCCGGCGTGGCCTACCGTATCAGTTTCATCACCCAATTGGCAGACAGCCAATATGCGTGGTCCGGCAGCGCCCGATTCGAGGGTGCCAACCCGCAGGGTATCGTGTGCGCCACGACCAACTGCGAGAAGGCCGCCGGCCATTTCGACGTCGAGATCGGCAACTCGGCCAACGCCTTCAACACCCCTTCGTCCGAGATCCACGTCATGGTCTTCCGCTGACAATCGCCAGTCTCGTTACCAAGGAGCCCCCATGCGCTACACCATCACCTTCCCCAATCTTGCCGCGGCCGACGTCAACGTGCTGGCCAACGCGCTGCAGGCCCGCCCCTGGGCGGAGGCCAACCCGTTCATGCAGGCGCTGATGCAGCAGGTGCAGGAGCAGGAGCACGCCGCCGCCGTCCTGCGCGCGCCGGAGCCGGAGGCCTCGGCGCAGCCCGCGACTTCGCCCGTGGCCGGCGAAGGCTGACAGAATCCGGTGATCGCACGCAGCCCGGAACGACCCGATGGAAAAAGGCCACGAGATCGCCAGCCAGACGCTGGACGCGACCATCGCCGCCACCAGCTCGAAGGCCACCTACACGGGCGCCGGCATGACCGTCGGGGGGTGGCTGCTGAGCAGCGAGTTCGCCGTTCTGGTCGGCATCGTGATCGGCGTGGCCGGCTTCCTGGTGAACTGGTTCTACCGCCACCGCCAGGACGTGCGCGAGCGCGCCGAGCATCTCGCCCGCATGAAGCGATACGAGAACCCATGACATGAACCGCGTCAGGATCGCCGTCGCCGCGCTGTCGCTCTCGGCTTCCGGGCTGGTCGGCATCGCGGTGTTCGAGGGCTACCGCGAGACGGCCTATGTGCCGGTCGCGGGCGACGTGGCGACGATCGGCTTCGGCACCACGCGGCACGCCGATGGCAGCCCGGTGCAGATGGGCGAGCGCACCGACCCGATTCGGGCCTTGACCCGTAAGCTCGACGACGTGCGCAGGTTTGAGGGCGCGCTCAAGACCTGCGTCACGGTGCCCCTGCATCAGCACGAGTACGACGCCTTTCTGTCCTTCGCCTACAACGTGGGCGCGGGCAAGTTCTGCGGATCGACCCTGGTGCGCAGGCTCAATGCTGGCGACTATGCTGGCGCCTGTGCGGAATTTGACAGGTGGGTGTTCTTCCAGGGCAAGGACTGTCGAGATCCCGTCAACAGGTGCGGCGGTCTGGTGGAGCGCCGGGCTGTTGAGCGCGCCAAGTGCGAGGGCAAGCCATGATCGACCGGGTCTGGGCCGCTGCAGCGGGCGCTGTGGCCCTTTTTCTGGCCGCGGCCTGCCTGTACCTCTACCTCGACCGTCAGAACGCCCTGAGGGCCGTTTCTGAGGCTCAGAGGGTGCTTGCTGAAGAGCGGGCGGCCTGGGCGACGGAGCGGGCGGAGCTGGCCGAGCAGGCGCGGCGGATTGAGAACGACTGGAGGACCCGCCATGACCGGATCGCCACCGAGAGCCAGCAGCAGATCGAGCGTGCGCGTGCTGACGCCCGTCTTGCTCGCGCTGCTGGTGACAGCCTGCGGCAGCGCGCCGAGGTCTACGCCCGCCAGTGCGCCGTCGCCGGCCGTGGTGCCGGCGCTGCCGCCGCAGGCGCGGCAGCCGGCGACCCCGGCGCTGTGCTCGCCGACGTGCTCGGACGGCTGGAAGCGGCTGGCCGAGAGCTTGCTGCCGTGGCCGATGCCCGAGGTGCCGCAGGCGCGGCCTGCGAGCGGGCCCACGACGCGCTGAGCGGCGCCGTGCCGCCCGACTGAGCCCTTACCCCTACCGGAGACCGCCATGCGCCCGTCCGCCCTCCTGCTGGCCTTGGGCATGGCCCTGCCGGGCGGATCCCGGGCTGCTGGTGGCGTTCCTCGACGGCGACGTGGCCGAGGTGCCGGTGTCGCTGCTGCGCCAGCCGGACGACGTCTGATCGCGGGTTCGCACAAGCGCCGCGGGCGGTGTCAGAATCGGCCCGTGGGTTAGATGGGGATCTGCTCCTTGAGACGTTCGGGCCGCTTTGTGCGGCCCGTTTTTTGCCCTGGCGGCTGTGCCGTTCAGCTCACGGCGCATCGAGCGGGCCGTAGATCGGGATCAGACGGGCATGCGCGGCCGTCCGCCGGCTCTTGGCCATGCGCAGCACACGCAGCCCGAGGCGGCGGAACACGGCGCCCACGAGGTTCGGGTGGGTGCCGGGCGGCGGCGGACAGGCGTCGTAGAGGTCGTCGGCGCTGACCTCGCCGCGCTCGGTGGCGCGCTTGAGAACGGCGGCGCGCGGCGCAGGTAGCGGCCGGCGGCGATCGTGGCCTCGTCCCGGGGGTCCAGCGTCTCGTCGACGGACGCACCCAGGGCGCCGTCCGGGTCGACGGGATCGTCAGAGGCCGCAGGAGCGGCGCGAGCCACGAGGTAGTACCTACCCCTGCCTGCGGACGCGATCGTGTCTCCTGGGGCGATCTGGGCCCCTGTGCGGGCGCATCGGCCCGGGTAGCGTGCTACGAACATGTCGATCTCCTTCAGGCGCTAAGCGGCGGTCATGTCGGCAGCGCTGCCGCTATCCTGCGCCCGATCCAGCGCACCACCGGCACGGCCCAAGAGTTGCCCAGCGCCTTGTAGCGCGGGCCGTCGGGGCACTGGTCGGCCGGCTTGCCGCGCCAGGGGATGGCCGTATAGTTGTCGGGGAAGCCCTGCAGGCGCTCGCACTCGCGCGGAGTGAGGCGGCGGACTTGCATGGCAGCCAAAACGTGCGGCTTGTCACCACCACCGCTGGACGCCCGCAAGGCAAACGCAGCGTCGTCTCCAAGCTCTGCCGTGGCGCCACCATCACGACCACGCAACGCCACTGCCGCCGTCGCACACCCCTGCCCGTTGCCCGTGCCAATGGCATGGCAGACATCGGTGCTGCTGATCGGGTCTTGCGTGGGGTGGAAGGCCACCGGCACCAGAGGCGTCCCTCGCCCCGTGCCGTCCTCGCTGGCGTCGAAGCCTTCACCGCGCAGGGAGTGGGTGACGAACGTCTCTGTCTGGAAGTCCAGCCTTGAACCTCCTGGATGGGCGCTCAGCGAGGTGCTGACGTCAGTCTGAGCGCAGTTCTGGCCACCACCGAAGGCCAAGATGCCGTGACCACGATTGCCGCGCTTCTGGCCTTCGGCGTCCAACGTGCCCGCTAAATCGCCGCTTAGGGCTGCGTTTTGGAAGTCGATACCGCTTCCAGCGCCTGCCGAAGCGCCTCGGGTAGTGCCTTGCCTCGCTTCTCTGCTCGGCGCAGAATCCCGGCGCAGGCCTTCCCACTCAAAAAGAACCGATGCGGGATCAAACCCGTCTCGAGCACTTGCGACAACGAACACACGTCGGCGTCGTTGGGCCAAGCCGAAATATTGGGCATCAAGGATGCGCCACGCGACTGTTCTTTGGGGGCCAGCAACCACACCCGCGTCTGTCCATCGACCGCCCAAAAAGACGGGGGAATCGCATCCAGCAAGCGCCCCGAGGAAGCACCCGAAGGCGTTGTCTGCGGTTGAAAGAACTCCTGGGACGTTCTCCCAGAAGATGATGCTGGCAGGCTTGCCGGCGGCTCGTCGAACAGAGTCAATTGCATCAGCGATCTCGCAGAAGGTAAGCGACAGGTTGCCGCGCGCATCGTCAAGTGACCGGCGCAGGCCGGCCACGCTGAACGCTTGGCAGGGTGTACCACCGCAGAACAGATTGGGGGCCTCCACCTCGCCGCTGCGAATGCGATCCGGCAGCGTGGTCATGTCGCCTAGGTTGGGCACCCCGGGGTAGTGGTGCTTCAGCACCGCCGAAGGGAACGGCTCAATCTCTGCCAGCCACGCGGCCCGCCACCCAAGCGGGTGCCACGCCACACTGGCGGCTTCGATGCCGCTGCACACGCTGCCAAACGTGAATAGGTCGGTCATTTGAATCACTCAGAACGGCGTGGTGAGCAGCAGCAGCGCCAGGGTGGCGTACAGGGCCAGCAGGATGTCATCCATAGCAGGCCCCGAAGTGCAGTTGCTCTGCCAACAGCGGCGGCGAGCCACTCCTCCTTGCCCATGGCGACGCGCTCGATGCCCTGGTCGCGCAGGGCCTCGCCGATGGCGGCGCTCACGCCGGGACACCCAAGGCGGAGAGCGCTGCGCGGACGCGGCGGATGCTGGCCTGTCGCCATCCGGGCGCGAACGGCCGCTCCTGCCGCTCGCCGTCGTGCCAGCGGTCGCCGCAGCCGGCGCAGGTGACGCTGGCGCCGTACCACTCGAACAGCCGGCAGTGCGCCCGGCGCTGCCGCTCACAGGTCGGGCAGTCGATGACCATGGCCGCGTCCTCGATCGGTTGCGGCGCGTGAACGTGGATGCTCATGCGTAGAGTCTCCGAAAGGCGTCGACGTCGCGGGCCTCGACCCAGACGTCCTTCTGGCCGATCTCCCAGCGCACGCTGCCGAGCAGCCCCGGCAGGTGGAAGAAGGCCCCAATCCGGTCCGAAGCGTAGCCGCTGGATGGCTGGATCTGCTGCGCCATCGGCCAGTGCATGGCCGTGGCCTCGATGATCGCCGCCAGCCGGCGGTCGCGATCGCTGCGCTCGGCGTCCTCGCGGGCGAGGCAGGCCGGGCTGCAGTAGACCCGGCGGCCGCGCTCGACGAAGCCGAAGGCCTCGGGCGGGGCGTCGTGGCCCTCGTCGTCGCAGCGGTCCTCGTGGTACTCGTCGAGCCCCACGCGGTGGCCGCAGTGGCCGCACTCGAACCACCAGCCAAACTCGTAGAGGGCGCGCTGGGGCACCGGTCCGGGTGCGTAGCCGTCGAAGTGCGGGGCCCGGACGCAGGTGACGGCCTCCCAGTCGGTGTTCAGCTCCCGCGCGCCGAGGACCCTGGCCGGCGCATTGCTCACCGCGAAGGCGACGCAGGCGTTCTCGTCGTCGCTCACGGTGTAGGCCTTGAGCCGGCCGGCCTCGCCCTGGGGCACGGTCACGCTCGGCGCTCCACGTTGACCGGCGCCGGGCAGCGCAGGTGCTCGGCCGTGAACTGCCGGGAGATGGCGACGAACAGGCCGATGCTGGACGGCAGGGTCGGCTTGTAAGTCAGGCCGCAGTGCCGGCAGCGGAACTCCTGGGTCACGAGGTCCATGATCACGTGGTCGGCGTTCGGCCGCTTGGCCGTGGTCTTGGGGCTGCTCATGGGTGGGGCTCCTCGTCGCGTTCGGGGAGAAGTTCGACGGGCTGGACGCCCATGATGCCGGCTGCCTGGACCACGTGGTCGAGGCGCAGCATGCGCGCCCCGGCCTCGTGCCAGCGGACGGTGTTGAGCGAGCAGCCCAGGGCCTTGGCCAGGGCCAGGAGCCCGACCTTCTGCCGGCGCCGGACCTCGCGGAACCGGTTGCCCAGGGCCGCGTTCTCCGGGCTCCTCGCCACCGGGACGGTTTCGGGCGCGGTGCGGTCAGTCGCCATAGGCCACCCCGGCTTGCGCCATCAGCTCGCGGACCGCCTTGGCGTACTTCTCGTTGTGGGCGGCCACGGCCTGGATGATCTGCAGGTTGTCGGCGACGAAGGCGCCGCGCACCTCCTGCGGCATCGCCGTCAGGTTCATGCCGATCCACTTCCAGGCCGGCATCCACTTCTGCTCGTCGACCCAGGCCAGCATGGCCTCCTCGGGGATCTCGGGCACCGCCAGGACCTCGCCGGTCGCCGGATCGATGGCCGGCTCCGCGGCTGGCTCCTTGGCCGGCTTCGGGGTCGGCTTGGGGGTCGGTGTGGGCTTGCTGCCGGCGAAGGCGTCGAGGGCCTTGTCGGCGGTCTTGACCGCGGGCGGGGTCGCGGCCGGCGCCTCCTCGGTCTCGAACCACTCGGCCGGCGTGCTCATGCCGTCGCGCAGGCTGGCGTAGATCTTCTTCAGGCTCACGACCTGGGCGGGCTGGATGGCGTCGAGCCGGCGCTGGATGCGCTTCTCGATCTGCTCCTTGGTGACGGCGAAGGCCGCGAAGGCTTCGAGCATCTTGACCATGGCCTCGGGGCTGGTGTCGGCCTTGGTGCGCAGCGTGGCCTCGGCCTGCGACATGGCGGCCTCGATGACGTCGCCCGGGATGATCGCCAGGATGCAGGCGCGGACCCGGCGCTGCGCCTGATTGGCGACCAGCTCGTAGATGTCGCGCTCGTCCGTGATCGGGTAGCCGCCCTTCTTGGTGTCGCGCCAGTGCCGGACGCGGAAGTGCGCCGGCCGGCGGGTCATGCTCTGCATGTCCCAGGCGTAGGCCTCGACCTCGGAGAAGCCGGCACCGTCCGGCCCGACGCCGCGGCCGATCTCGCGGAAGCCGAATTCGATGTTGCCCCAGAGTTGGGCGATGGCCTCGGCCGAGCGGATCGACGGCCCGTCGACGTCCGAGCCGCCGCGGCTGTACTGGTACTTCGCCACCTCGCAGAGCGACGGCCGGGTGAAGGCGTTCAGGATCTTGTCCACGGCCGCGCGCTCGTCGCGGGGGAACTTCTTGGCGATGACCAGCATCGCCTGCACCTCGGCGATGACTCGCTGCTCGCCGGCCTGGGCGAGGGCGCCGTTCTGGGGTTTGGCGGCCGGTGCCGCGAAGGGGTTGGAGACGAGGTCGTTCATGGGTCAGTCTTCGAGGGGAGTTACGGTGAGAGCGCCACGGTAGGTGCTGGCGTCCTGCCAGCGTGCGGGGATCTGCTTGGCCGGGCGCTCGATGACCGGCCAGGAGATCTTGAAGCCCGATGCGCGGGCCCGCGGGCCGTCGCCCATGAGGGCGGCGATCCGCGCCTTGGTGTTGTCGGTGAATGCCTCGACGCGGGCGAGGTGGCGTTTGCGGCGCAGGTACTGCCGGCAGAGCATCGGAAGGGTGTTGTCGGCGCGCAGGTCCAGGCCCGGGTCCTTGGCCCCGATCTTCTGGCCGAAGCGGTACTGCTCGGCGATCGCGTCGTAGTCGGCCACCAGGGCCGGCGGCTCGCCGGTGGCGACGCCCTGCCAGAAGGCTTGGATCGCGTCCTCGATCTTGTCCTGGGTGGGCCCGTGCCGCTCGATCCGGCCGCGCTTCAGATCGTTCCCGCCGACGCAGGCCACGACCCAGCCGTGCTCGGCATCGGAGACGCCGATCTGCGCCTGCAGCTGTAGCATGTACTTGATCGGCGGGACGAGGATCTCCTCGCCGTCGGCGGTCCAGTCGCGGCGGAAGATCAAGAAGTCGACGTTCTTGAACTCGACCGGCGGCATGCCGGGCTCGTGGACCTCGTAGTCCAGCGAGCAGCCCCAGCCCTTGACCCTGGGGTGGGTGAGGTAGCGCCGGACCTTGCGCAGCTTCCAGCCGTCCCACTTCGATGTGGCCCAGGCGGCCAGGGCCGGCTCGATGAACTTGCCGGCCTCCACGCGCTCGACGCCGTCGAGGCTCTCGGGCTTGACCATGCCGGACTTCTCCAGCCAGAGCCGGTAGCCGCTCTTGAAGCTGGAGAGGCACTCCAGGATCACCGATCCCTCGGGCGGGGCCTCGTAGAGGTGGAAGACGCGCTCGCCGGTGGGTGTGGCCCAAAGGTAGAAGAGCGAGGCGATCTCGCTGCCGCCGACGTGCTGCTCGCGGAGAGCGAGCCACTCGGCTTCGGATTCGACGTGGATGGATGGCATCTGCGGCTCCGTGTTGTTCGAGGCTGCAGTATGTCATCGCCGTGATAGTCCTGCTAGCCTTTTATCCGTCGGATGATAGTGCTTAGCTGTGTGAAAGAATCAGATCTTTTCGCGAAGAGGCTGTCTTGGAAGAAAAAACGAGCCTGTCTTCCATGTTTCGCAAGACCGTGCCCGGCCGCAACAAATATGGGGCTACGGCGGTTGTCGTAGACGGCTTTCGGTTTGATTCCAAGCGCGAGGCGGCACGATGGGGTGAGTTGAAGCTGCTGCAGCGTGCCGGGCTTATTGCCGAGCTTGAGCGGCAGATCCGCTACCCCATGCTGGTCAACGATCAGCTCATCTGCACCTACGTCGCCGACTTCCGCTATCGCGACCGGGGGCGGATCGTGGTCGAAGATGTCAAGTCCGCGATAACCCGGCGTGAGCCCACATACCGACTGAAGGTTAAGCTGCTCAAGGCCTTACACGGCATCGAGGTCTTCGAGACCGAATAACCGACGGTCGCCGCATGTCATTGGCATGTCATCCGGCTGGTTGGCATGACACCGGGATGGTATCGTCGCGTCGCGGCCGGGGTGTCCCGGTGGCCCGGCGCAAGCCGGTGTTCGGCGGCCTAGCCCGACGGGGCGAAAAGGCGGTGCACCCTCCCTGCCCTGGCCACGCCGACTTCATGGGGGGGCTGTGAGGGTAGGCAACATGCCAGACATCTCGCGCCATTGGGGAAGGCCATGACCGCCCCGGCGCCTTATACATCCGACACTCGCGCCAAGGGCTGGCGCTTCGAGCTGGACTACGAGCGGATCGCCCAGTCCGATACCTGGGACCTCGCCGCCGAGATCCCCATGGCGCAGCCGGCGCTGCTCATGCTGTGGATGGTGGCGTGGCAGCAGACGCCCTGCGGCAGCCTGCCCAACGACGAGCAGATCATTCGCGCCAAGTGCCGGATCCCACCGGAGCAGTGGTCCGGCATGCGCGAGGTCCTGCTGCGCGGCTGGTGGCTGGCCGATGACGGCCGGCTCTATCACCACACCCTGGTCGAGCGGGTGCGCGAGATGATGGAGCGCCGTCGCAAGGAATCCGACCGGAAAGCCCTGGCACGGGCGCGCAAGCCCGCTGGAATCCCACCGGAAGACCTCGGCGGTCCTGGCGAATCCTTTGGTGATCCCGACGATGTCCCGGGGTTGTCCCGCGGGACAGGCGCAGGACTCCGCCAGGAATCCGCCACCGGAACCGGAACCGGAACCAGTACCGGGACCGAAGACCAGACTTCGGCGGCCAACAGTGTTGGCGCCGCAAGCCCGAGCCGCGGGGCGCGGCTCGCCCAAGACTGGGTCCTGCCCAAGGCCTGGGGCGAGTGGTCCGTGGACGAGCTGGGCATGCCGGCCGATCAGGTGCGGACCGAGGCGGCCAAGTTCCGAGACTACTGGTGCGCCAAGTCCGGCAAGGACGCCACCAAGCTCGACTGGCAGGCCACGTGGCGCAACTGGTGCCGCAACGCCAAGCCCACGAGCAAGCCGTCGCCGCAACCGGCCGACACGCTGGCCAAGATGGCCCGCGTCCGCGACCTGCTCGGAGCATCGATCATCGAGGTGACCCATGGACATTGACCGCGATCTGGTGCCGTTCGGCACGATGCTGGATGCCGTGTGCGGGCTGCTCAGCCGCGGCAGCTACCAGCCCAACGAGGTGAGCACGGCGATCTTTTTCCGCGCTCTCCAGCCCTACACGTTCGAGCAGGTGCGGCAGGCCTTCGACGCCCACGTCCGCGATCCCGAGCGCGGCCGCTTTGTGCCGACCCCGGCCGACATCTTGGCGCAACTGCATGGCCGGGCGGCCAACGACGGCCGGCCCGGGCCCGAGGAGGCGTGGTCGATCGCCATCCGCGGCATGGACGAGGCGGCCACCGTGGTCTGGACAGACGAGATCTGCGCCGCCTGGGCGATCGCCCGGCCGGTGATGCAGATCGGCGACGAGGTCGGCGCGCGCATGGCGTTCAAGGAGGCCTACACCCGGATCGTCGGCGAGGCCCGCGGCAAGGGGGAGCCCATGGCCTGGGTGACCTCGCTCGGCCACGACCCCGAGCAGCGCTCGGCCGCGGTGCGCGAGGCGGTCATCGCCGGCCGGTTGCCCAAGTACGCGGTCGACGCGCTGCTGCCGGCGCCACGCGAGGCCGTGCCGCTGCTGGAGGGCCCCGAGCCCGTGGGGACCAAGGCGCACCATCTGGAGCGGCTGCGCACTCTGCGCGAGCTGCTGCGCCGGCAGCGGTCGGCCCGCCGCCAGGGCAACGGCGACGCCGCCAGGACCGCGGCGCTCAAGCGGCAGACCCTGCGCCAGATCGAGGAGTACGAGCGGGGTGTGTCGTGAGACTGGGCGAGCGCACCGTCACCCTGGCCTGCGGCCGGGAGGTGTCGAACTACAGCCAGGAGTGGCGCGAGGAGTGCCTCGCCCGGACGCTGCTGCAGCGGCCGCGGGACAACCGGCTGGCGTTCTACGCGGCCTTCGCCAAGCGCAACGGAGAGGCGGCGGCCAAGGCGCTGCGCGACAGCGTCGTCCGGCTCTACCGCCAGCAGCAGGAGGCCGGGGCATGAAGTGCGTCCGCTGTGGCAAACCCGTGTTTAAGCCCCGGGCCATGGTCACGCTCAGCGACGGCAATATCGTCTGCTGGGGCCCGAAGTGCGCCGTCATCGCCGGCTTGGCGCAGCGCCCGAGACGGCGCCCCACGCGGCCTAGCAGCCCGGCCCTGGCAGGACCGCACCAGCTCGACTGGGTGGACGCCCTGTGCCGCCCGTGACGCCCGTCGTGCCCTGCCTGGGCGGCTGGTGCCGGGCACGGACCGGGTGCGCGCACCACGTGGCGCCGAGCAGCCGCGACGAGCCCGCCGAGCGGCTCTGCCCGAAGGGGCAGGACGACCCGCTGCCGGTCAAGGCGCCGGCGTGAACGAGATGCCGGCGGGGGCCGGCCGGCCTGCCGGCGCGCCAGGGCATCGAGCTGCCGCGCGACGGCCTGGACCGGCTGGCCGAGTTCTACTCCGGGCGGACGAGGTCAGTCCTTGAGGCCTGGGACGGCCCAGTCGAAGGTGGCGCCCAGGTTCGTCTCGCGCTCATGCGCCACGAACCGGTCCTGGCGACGGGCCCGGCGCTCGCTGGCGTAGGGCGGCAACGGCTGCAGATCGGCCATGACGTCCCAGATCCGGTGATAGGCGCCGTGCAGCCGGTTGTCGCGGACCGAGTTCTTGAAGTTCCCGTAGGCGAGCCCGAAGACTGCCTCGGACAGCGCATTGGCCACGTCGAGGCGCGGGATCACGGCGCGGAAGAGGTAGTCGCGTCCGGGCGTGCGCTTCACCGCATGGCCGGGGAAGACCCGCTGCAGGTCACCGGGACGGCGGGCACGAACCAGAAGGTGCTCGGGCTGACCGGGCGCGGTGACGATCGAGAAGAAGGCGTCGGAAAGGCAGATCCACATCGGGTCGGGTGCTTTCAGGGGTGGTGGGAAAAATGGTCACATGGCGTCGTCCGCGATCGCTTGATCAAGGACGAAGCCGGTGAGGTAGGGCAGGCCCTGCGGGATGCCGGTCTCGCGGCTGGTGCGGCGGTCGATGCTCCAGCGCATCCAGTCGTCGGCCGAGGTGGCCACGGCCTGCTCGATGGGTTGTCCTTGCTGCAGGCGGCCGAGCACGTGGTCGGCGAAGTGCCGGCCCAGGCGGCTATCGAGGAAGGCCCTGACGGCCTGCAGGGGCGCCTTGGTCAGCTCGGCGATGGTCGCCATGGCCACGGGCCAAGCGGCCGGGCCATGCTCGCCCAGCGTGCCGTGGAAGCCGAAGTGCGGGTTGCGGGTGGCGATCATGGCGGGCGTTCAGCAGAAGCGGTCGGCGTAGGTGGCGTTCGCCTCGATGACCGGATCCCAGCGCTCGCCCATGGAGGCGTCGGCCACGCAGTCCCACCCGTCATTGCCGAGGATGATGACCGCGCAGTGCGCCTTCTTCTCCGCGGGGTGGCGGAACAGGATCTTGCTCTCGTCCACGGCAAAGACCGCGTCCATCGCCTCGCGCTCGGTGCGGGTCGGGACGCGCTCCTCGCCATCGTGGACGGCGACCAGGGCAAAGCCGTGTTGGCTGGCGGTGCGGATCAGGTTACGGACGATCTGGCGCTCGACGCGCTGGCGGGTTTCGAGGTTCATGGTGCGGGCTCCTTGGTGGTGGTGATCAGGCGGCAAGGTTCTGGACGATGCGGCGCACGCGGGCGATTGCCTCGCGAGTCTCGGCAAGCCGGCAGGACCCTTCGCACAAAGCGGTCCATTGACCAGGGCCAGCGTCGCCGAAGAGCGCGACCTCGCTCCGGTACTGCGCGACAGCCTCGGCTTGGTGCTCCTCCCCCCAGGCCAACGCTTCCTGGAGCAGGTAGCCGTACTCGGTCGGTGTCAGCCAGGGCAGCGTGCGCAGGGCGTCGCAGTAGTCGCTGAGGTTGTCGAATTGTTCAGGGCAGGGGCGGCTGGTCATCTTGGGTCTCGCGGAAGGGTGGTGATCAGGCCGCGGCCGCCATGGCCCGCTTGCTGGGCTTGCCGAGCTTGGTCAAGGTGGCCTGATAGGCCAGGGCGGCTGCGCGCAGCGCCGCCTTCGCCTCGGCCGACTGACCGCGCCGGTAGCGTGTGCCGCCAGCGAAGCCGATGAAGGTGCCCTTGTCGGTGACGATGCGCACGCAGCGCAGCTCGGGCTGGTTGACGTAGCCGGCCTCGGCGCCGCTGATCTGCTGCACCTCCTGCACCCGGGCCCAGACCGAGGGCTGGCTGTAGGAACCGGCCGAGAAGCCGTCGGCGTAGAGCAGGTCGCCGGGCTTGAAGTCCTCGGCCGCGACCATCCGCTGCTCGTTCATCCAGTTCTGCGCCGCCTGCCCGCGCTTGGTGAGCACCTCGCCGCGGCCCTTGCAGCCGTAGCAGATGCTGCCGTGCATGAGGTTGAGGCTGAACCGGCCGGATCCGCCGCAGCGGCCGCAGGTGGTGGATTCGAGGAGGAGCTTCGTGGGCATCGTGGTGGCTCGGGTTAGGGGTGACACTGGCCTGCCTCAGGGCAAGCCGCTGCCACCGGCAGCGGGGTAGGGTCAGGCCGGGCGGCTGCCTGTCCAGCCGTAGCGGCCGTGGGGGCGCACCTTGAGGCCGCGCAGGCGGGCGGTTTCGAGAAGGAACTCGTGGTGGATGCCAACGAGCGCGGCGCGAGCTTTCGTCAACGCGACCCAGCCGCGGCGGCCGTTGACCACCTCGTCGATCTCGCGGGTGACCTCACGCCGCTCCCATTCACCGCGAGCCCGCTTGACCGCTTCGCGGGCCCACTTTTCGGCCGCCTCATCGCTTTCGCCACACCCAAGCATGTCGAAGTACGTGCGCTCGTAGATCTTGGCCAGCCTGATTTCGAGTTCTTGCTCGGTCATTTTTGCTCTCCGGTTGCGTGTTGCGATGGGTTGGACTTTATCACGGCCATGATACTTTGCAAGGGGTTTGCGGAAAAAAACAGCGCATGAAGCGCCCTGCGGCTTGTGCGGGCCCTGCGCTCGGTGCTATCGTTCCGGGCATGCTGGCCTGAGCCGGCGCCGCCCACTTCCGCCCCTGCACATGCACTACCGTTTGCTTTCGATCCGATGATGACCTCCACCATCGAGATCATGGTCGGCGACTGCCTGCACTTACTTCGTGAGATGCAGGACGGGAGCGTGGACGCGGTCGTCACTGATCCGCCCTACGGCCTGTCCTTCATGGGCAAGCGGTGGGACCACGACGTGCCCAGCGTGGACATCTGGGCCGAGTGCCTGCGCGTGCTCAAGCCCGGCGGCCACCTGCTGGCGTTCGCAGGGACGCGCACGCAGCACCGCATGGCCGTGCGCATCGAAGACGCCGGATTTGAGATTCGGGACATGATCGCCTGGGTGTACGGCAGCGGATTCCCGAAGTCGCTGGACGTGTCGAAGGCGATTGATAAGGCGGTGGGGGCGGAGCGCGAGGTTGTTGGCTCTTACACGGTCACCATTGACATCAGAGGCGGCAAATTGAAGAAGGGCAGCGCGCAACCATTGGCGCGCGACATCACTGTTCCCCGGTCCGACGCCGCAAAGCAATGGCAAGGCTGGGGCACCGCGCTGAAGCCTGCCCTGGAGCCGATCACCGTCGCCCGCAAGCCGCTGGTGGGCACCGTGGCCGAGAACGTGCTGCTGCACGGGACCGGCGGGCTCAACATTGACGGATGCAGAGTCGATGCCGACTCAGGAAGGCCGCTCATCGCCAGCGATCGCCGGCAAGGAAACGGGGTTTACCGAGATGGGCTTCAAGGAAGCAGACACATCGGCATGACAAACCTCGGCCGCTGGCCTGCTAACCTGATCCACGACGGCGACGCAGCCGCCGACCTGCTTGGTGATGCGGCCCGGTTCTTCTACTGCGCCAAGGCCAGCCGCGCAGACCGCAGCGACGGCAACACCCACCCCACCGTCAAACCCACCGACCTGATGCGCTATCTCTGCCGACTGGTCACGCCGCCCGGCGGCGTCGTGCTCGACCCGTTTTGTGGATCCGGCAGCACCGGCAAGGCGGCCGTTCTGGAGGGTTTCCAGTTCATCGGCATGGAGCGCGATCCGCAATATGCTGCCATCGCCCATGCCAGGGTGCAGGCGGCTATCCTGCCCCTTTTGCAACAGATCGCCGAATAACTCGCACTCAAGTCATGGCCTCCGAAAAACCGCTCGCCGGGCTCGGTGACCGCATGCGCTACATGCAGGTCGACGCCCTGATCCCCTATGCCCGCAACAGCCGCACCCACTCCGACACCCAGGTCGGGCAGATCGCGGCCTCGATGGTGGAGTTCGGGTTCACCAACCCGGTGCTGGCCGACGACCAGGGCATCGTCGCCGGCCACGGCCGCGTCCTGGCCGCCCGGCGGATCTACGACGCCGGCAAGGCGATCCGGCTGCCCAACGGCCAGGACCTGCCGCGCGGCACCGTGCCGGTGATCGACTGCACCGGCTGGACCGAAGCGCAGCGCCGGGCCTACGTCATCGCCGACAACCAGCTCGCGCTGAACGCCGGCTGGGACATCGAGCTGCTCAAGGTCGAGATCGCCGACCTCGCCGAGGGCGGGTTCGAGCTGGGCCTCCTGGGCTTCGACCAGGGCTTCCTCGACGGGCTGCTCGCCCCGCCCGGCACCGAGGGCCTCACCGACCCGGACGAGGCCCCGGCCGTGCCGGACGAGCCCGTGTCGGTCCCGGGTGATGTCTGGATCCTGGGCAGGCACCGGCTGGTGTGCGGCGACTCGACGACCGTCGAGGCCGTGGACGCCGCCCTGGCGGGCGTGCGGCCGCACCTGATGGTCACCGACCCGCCCTACGGGGTGAAGTACCGGCCGCAGGATCGTGCGGAGAAGGCGGCCTACAGCGGCGACAGCGCCAAGCGCGCCGTCGGGCAGGTGATGAACGACGACCGCTCCGACTGGCGCGAGGCCTGGGCTCTGTTCACCGGCGACGTCGCCTACGTCTGGCACGCGATGCGCACGGCCTTCGAGGTCGAGGAGTCCTTGCGGGCGTGCGAGTTCCAGATCCGCTCGCAGATCGTCTGGCGCAAGTCGCGACCAACGATCAGCCCTGCGAATATCAGCCTGAAGACGGCCGGCTACTCGCCGCAGCACGAGTGCTGCTTCTACGCCGTCCGCAAGGGCGGAGCCACGCAATGGGCCGGCGGCCGCTCGCAATCGACGGTCTGGGAAATCGACCACACCAAGAGCGACACCGGCCACGGCACGCAGAAGCCGGTCGAGGCGATGCGCCGGCCGATCGAGAACAACAGCTCGCCGGGACAGGCGGTCTACGAGCCCTTCTCGGGCAGCGGCACGACCATCATCGCCTGTGAGACGACCGGCCGGGCCTGCCACGCGATCGAGCTGGATCCGCGCTATGTCGACGTCGCGGTGCTCCGCTGGCAGGCTTTCACCGGCAAGGTCGCCGTGCTCGAAGCCGACGGGCGAACCTTCACCGAGATGCTCGGCGAGCGCTGCCCGGGCAAGGTGATCGTCAACGCCGACGCCGACGCCGACAAGCCAAAGAAGAAGGCGCGCAAGGCGGCATGATCGCCATTCCGAAGTCCTTGGCCTTCCGCTCGGAGCCCTATCGCCGACTGGTCGCGGCGCTGCCCTGCATCCACTGCGGGCGGCCCGGCCCGTCCCAGGCAGCGCACCCGAGCACCGGCCGCGGCATGGCGCAGAAGACAGACGACCGGCTGTGCTTCCCCCTTTGCGCGCCGCGCCTGGGCGAGCCCGGCTGCCACGCCCGCTTCGACCAGGGCGCCCTGTTCACCAAGGCCGAGCGCCGCGAGATGGAGGTCACATGGACACGCGAGACGGTGCGGCTGCTGCGCCAGCTCGACCGCTGGCCGCAGGGCATGCCCCTGCCGGCGATCGACGGGATCGAGGACCCGTGCGCGGCCGGATCGTGATGCTGACGCACAAGGGCTGGTTCGGCCTGTGCCCGGTCTGGATCGGCCTGCTGCACACCGATGAGCCGATCGTCGAGCCGCGCCATGCCTTGCTCGGCTGGCTGATGGACCTGTCCGACGGGATCTACGCGGTGCTGCACACCCTGCAGGCGATGGTCAGCGACGAGGAGCCCAGCTTTCCGCTGCGCATCACCGGCGAGATCGAGCCGATCTGCCGGGTGATCAGGGACTAGCTCTTGATGCGACGCTTCTGCGCGATCTCGACCGTGGGCTTGCCGCCGATGACCCGGAAGGGCTCGCCCTCGGCCTCGTAGAGGAACCCGGCCGGCCCGTCGCCGCGCAGCGCGGTGCGCCAGACGACGCCCTTGCCGCGTGGGTTCGGCAGGCGTGCTGCCCGCCGTTCCCGCCATAATGCGTCGACCACGGCCTGCGCCTCCTCCGGCCGGTCTCCCACCCAGATGGCGATCTGCGCTGCCGTAGCTCCCCCCGGGCATGCTGCGAACAGCGCCTGGAGGTAAAGGTGCCTCGGCGCCGTCATGGGCGCCGATTGTGGCCGCCGCTCAGAGCTTTGTGGCGCTTCGCCGCTGGTTGACGGGCACCGCCAGCGACCAGACCGAATTGATCGAGCGCGCCTTGCGCTTGGCGTAGTCGCGCTGGTAGCGGGCCTTGTAGTCGATCTTCGGCCGCTTGACCGACTTGCCGGGGCCGGCCGCCAGGACCGGGCGCGGGTAGCGCTTGGCGCCCGGGTGGTCGTAGACGTAGGCCACGACGTGCGCCCGCTGGCCGTGCACCGGCGAGTCCTGCAGCAGCGAGTGCGCCGCTGCAGTGGCGTGCTTGGGGCTGATGCCGATCGCCTCGGCCACCTCCGCCGCGGTCGACGGGCCCACCTCGCGCAGGTGCTTCAGGAAGAGCTGCAGACTCATGCTGCACCCCCGGCGACGTCGGGCGCCTCGATCAGCGGGCGGACCTCCCAGTGCCCGAGTTCCAGCATCTGCCGAATCAGCTCCGGGTCGTCCGTGAGGCGCCACTGCGCGTCCTCGACGCCTCGCGTGCGGAACCGATACGCCGCTGGTCGCATGTCCCCGAAGAATGGTTCGGGAACAGCCAGCGCCAGCGCATCCCGCAGGCCCAGCAGAGCCTTGGACACGATGCTGGGCCGATACCCAGGCTTCGCGTCCGTGTGGTCGCACGCATGCTCCAGCGCCTCCAGCGCCTGCTCCAGCACTGCGCGGTCGATGATAAGGGTAGTCATGCGTTCTTCCCCTTCAGCGCGGCCTCGACGGCGCGGATGGCCCGCAGCACTGCGGGAGCAGTGCCCATGCGCCACATTACGCCCCCGATTTCTGGCAAGGCATTGATCTCCTGCATGGTCAAGTTTCGCCACTCGCGGCGGGGTGGGTGGGTGTAGAGGGCAAACGCCTTGTACGCGCCGACCAGATCGTGCGGGTTATCGGTGACATACGCCGACTTGCCATCCTCCGTGTAGACCATCCACGCCACCGGCTCCTGCTCCGGCTGCGCCACTACCGGGTCGCAGACCCAACCGCCGCACCGAGCACATACGCCACCGGGCTCCTGCTGCTGCGCCAGCACCGCCTCGGCCATGCGGATCAGCCGCCGCGCCTCGCTCTCGACCAGCCCCGGGACCTTGGCCTTGAACCAGATCCGGCCTATCTGGTCGTCCGACAGCCTGGGGGTCTTGATGTCCTGCGTCATGCCATCCCCCGCTCGCGCACGATCAGCGCCGCCAGGAGCGCGATGCGGTAGCGCTGCACCAGGAGCGCATAGGTGCTGACGCCCGTGATCCGACTGCGCCGGATCGCCTCGCGGTCGCCATCGCCCGCCGCCCGGTAGAGCCGCTCCACCGCCTTGGCGTAGGTGTAGGCCTTGCCGTCCACCGGGATCTCCGGCGGCGCCGGGATCTCGCCCGTGAGCGCCACCGCCTCGGCCGCAGCAGCCCGGCTCACCCGCCCCGCCACGACTGCGTCCTTGCCCAGCGGGCACCAGAACCAGCCGATGCCATCGCTCTCGACCGCGAAGTCCTCACCGAGCACGGCCTGCCGGCCGTCATCGGCGAACGCCGCCACCGCCGCAGCCTCGGCCGCCTGCGCGCTCGGAAACCGCGTACTCTTCCACCTGATCATCATTGCAGATCCCCTGCCGTTGAAATGCGACAATTATGGCGCATGACGCGCTCTCTCGCAAACAAAACATCATGGAAATGACAAAAGGCAAGGGAAAGCCCACGGCCGGGGCGAAGGCGAAACCCGCAACCTCCGTGCCTGTGAAAAAACCTGCGCGCAAGAAGCCGGGCCCGCCGCCGTTCCAGCCGACCCCGGACCAGCGCCAGCTCGTGATGCTGGCCGCGGCCATCGGCATGACGCACGAGCAGATCGCCCGGCAGGTCAACTTCCCCGACGGCATCCACCCCGAGACGCTGCGCAAGCACTTCGTCGACGAGCTGGCGCAGGGGCCCGAGCGGATCGGCCTCATGGTGGCGCGCAACCTCGTGGCCATCGCCTCGGACAAGACGCACAAGGCCAGCCACATCGCCGCCATGTTCTACCTCAAGGCCCGCCGCGGCTGGCGCGACGGCCATGGGGGGCCGGTCTCGGCCGAGGTCGAGGTGCCGGGCAAGGGCGGCGACGCGCCGGTGAAGTTCACCCTCAAGATCGGCGACCGCGAGCCCAAGGCCGAGGACGGCGTGGGCGACGCCTGAGCCGCCGACGATGCCGGTCACCATCGAGTACGAGCGGCCGTGGCTCTACCCGGCGCAGCAGGCGGCCATCTTCGACGCCCGCGACGTCAACGGGCAGGCCGCCCGCTACGCGCTGATCGAGGCCTCGACCAAGGCCGGCAAGACGGTCGGCTGCATGGCGTGGCTGGTCGAGCAGGCGGTGATCCACGGCGCCCCCGGCCGCTCCTACTGGTGGGTCGCCCCGGTCTACCCCCAGGCCAAGATCGCCTTCCGCCGGATCAAGCGCGGGCTGCCGCGAGCGCTCTACCGGGCCAACGAGGGGGAACTCACCCTGGCGCTGCCCAACGGCGCCACGCTCTGGTTCAAGTCGGCCGAGAAGCCTGACAACCTGTACGGCGAGGACGTCTATGCCGCGGTCGTCGACGAGGCCTCGCGCTGCCGCGAGGAGTCATGGATCGCGGTCCGCTCGACCCTGACCGCCACCCGCGGCCCGGTGCGGATCATCGGCAACGTCAAGGGCCGGTCGAACTGGCACTACAAGCTCGCCCGCAAGGCCGAGGCCGGCGAGCCCGGCATGTCCTACGCCAAGCTCACCGCCTGGGACGCCGTGGCCGGTGGCGTGCTCGCCCGCGAGGAGATCGAGGACGCGCAGCGCCTGCTGCCCGAGAACGTGTTCCGCGAGCTGTACCTCGCCGAGCCCAGCGACGACGACGGCAACCCGTTCGGGCTCAAGCACATCGACGCCTGCACGATCACCAGGCTGTCGGCCGCGCCCACCGTGTGCGTCGGCGGCGACCTCGCCAAGTCGATCGACTGGACGGTGCTGATCGGCCTGGACAAGGCCCGCCAGATGACTGGCTTCGACCGCTGGCAGAAGCTGCCCTGGGACAAGACCGCCGAGCGGATCCTGGGCCTCGTCGGCAAGGCGCCGACGCTCTTGGACTCCACCGGCGTGGGCGACCCCGTCGTCGAGGGCCTGTCCCAGAAGCGGCGCACCATCGAGGGCTTCAAGTTCACCGCCACCACGAAGCAGCAGCTCATGGAGGGCTTGGCCGTCGCCATCCAGGGCCACGAGCTGGGCATCATGGCCGGGCCGGTGATCGCCGAGCTGGAGAACTTCGAGTACCGCTACACGCGGACCGGTGTCCGCTACTCGGCCCCCGACGGGTATCATGACGACTGCGTCATGGCGCTGGCCCTGGCGGTCGAGAAGCACCGCCAACTGTCGCCCGCGATGTTCAGCGCGATGGCTCCGGGCGGCGGCACCCGGATCTCGCCGTGGCTCGGCGGCGCGTGATCACCCACGGAGACCAGGATGGCCGAAGCGACCCCCTACAAGCTGAAGTTCGACCCGGCCACCATCGGCTCGACCGGCCTGCGGCAGTTCGGCGGCTTCGTCTCCGAGGAGTACCTCAAGGAGCTGCAGGGCGTCCGCGGCGCCCGCACCTACCGCGAGATGGCCGACAACGACCCGGTGGTCGGCGCCATCCTGTTCGCGGTGACGATGCTGATCCGGCAGGCCAAGTGGAACGTCCAGGCCATCGACGAATCGCCCGAGGCCGATGCCGCCAAGACCTTCGTCGAGGAGGTCCTGGCCGACATGAGCGTGCCCTGGAGCGACGTCGTGGCCGAGGCCTGCTCGATGTTCACCTACGGCTACGCGCCCATGGAGATCGTCTGGAAGCGCCGCCTCGGCCCCAACGCCCGCGACGGCGCCGCCCGCTCGGCTTACACCGACGGCAAGATCGGCATTCGCACAATCGCCCTGCGCGGGCAGCAGACCATCTGGCGCTGGGACTTCGACCCGGAGGACGACTCGCTGAACGGCCTGTGGCAGCAGCCCTGGGCCGGGGCCATGATCTACCTGCCGATCGAGAAGCTGCTGCTCTTCCGCACCACGCCCGAGCGCAACAACCCCGAGGGCCGGTCGATTCTGCGCAACGCCTACCGGCCCTGGTACTTCAAGAAGCGGATCGAGGAGATCGAGGGGGTCGGCATCGAGCGCGACCTCGCCGGCCTGCCCGTGGCGGCGATCCCGTCGACCTACATGAGCCCCGAGGCGGATCCGCTCGACCGGGCGGTCTATCTGGCGTGGCAGCAGATGGTGACTAACGTGCGCCGCGATCGCCAGGAGGGGATCATCATCCCGTCCGACCGCGATTCCAGCGGCAACCTGCTCTTCGACTTCAAGCTCCTGTCCACCGGCGGCTCGCGCACCTTCGACACGTCCAAGGTCGTCGACCGCTACAACCGGGCGATCGCCACCTCGGTCCTGGCGGACTTCATCTTCCTCGGCCAGCAGAGCGTCGGCTCCTTCGCGCTCAGCTCGGACAAGACGGCACTCTTCGCCACCGCTATCGGCGGGTTCCTGCAGGCCATGTCCGACACGCTGAACCGGCACCTGCTGCCCAGGCTCTGGCGTCTGAACGGCCTGCCGCCCGAGTTCATGCCGACGCTGGTCCCGGGCGATCTGGAGCGGCCCAACCTCGGCGAGCTGGCGACCTTCATCCAGACGCTCGCGTCGGCTGGTGCCCCGCTCTTCCCCGACCGCGATCTGGAGAACCATCTGCGCGAGGCCGCAGGCCTGCCGCCGGCGCCCGAGGAGGGGGGCGGCGAGGACCCGTTCACTCCGGACGGCGAATCCGCCGATGACGCGGCCCTGCCGGCATAATCGACCAGCCATTCCGAGAGGCAGCGCGTGAGCACCGGCAAGATCAAGCTCGTCCAGGGCGACAACCGCCCGTACATCCGCCTGACCCTGAAGCAGGCGGACGGCACGCCCATGGACGTGAGCAGCGCCACGGTGGTGATGCACTTCCGGCAGGCCGGCGAGACGGCCGTCCTGTCGACGATCGTCTGCACCAAGATCAACGGCGGCACCGCGGGCGAGGTGTCGTTCAACTTTCCGGGCAACACCTTGGACGTCGAGCCCGGGGCCTACGAGGGCGAGATCGAGATCGACTTCGATGGCGAAAAACAGACGGTCTACGAGCCCCTGAAGTTCGCCGTCCGCGCCCAGTTCAACTGACGAATCACGAAAGGAAACCGCGATGTCCGCCTTGACGAACTACCTGGAGAACAAGCTGGTCGACCACTTGTTCCGGGCCCAGACGCTTACCGCGCCCGCCACGCTTTACATCGGCCTGCTGACGTCCGCGCCGAGCGATACGGGCGGCGGCACCGAGATCTCCGGCAACAACTACAGCCGGGTCGCCGTCACCTCGTCGCTGGCCAACTGGGCCGGCACGCAGTCGGCGGGCTCCACCTTGGCCTCCAGCGGCACTGGCGGCCAGACGAGCAACAACGCTGCCATCACCTTCGCCACGCCGTCCGGCACCTGGGGAACCGCCTCCCACTTCGCCATCTACGATGCCGCATCGAGCGGCAACATGCTCTTCTACGGCACGCTCGCCGTCGCCAAGACCATCAACCAGGGCGACACCGTGTCGTTCCCGGCCGGGTCGCTGACCATCACCTTCGCCTGATCCTGCGCCGGAGGGCGCCATGCTGATCAACGCACGGCCGCTCAATTCCGGCGCCCTCAACGCGTCGTCCGGCCAGCCGGTCGATCTGGCTGCCGGACTGGCCGCATCGGCTGCCGTCGCGGCGTCGCTCAGCGTCACCAAGGCGCTGGCCGGCGCCGCTGCCGCTTCCGCGGACGTCAGCGCCGCCCTGGCGATCGACAAGCCGGCGGCCGCCTCGATTGCCGCATCGGCGAGCGCCAGCGGCGCCTTCAGCCTCACCAAGCCGGTCGAGGGCTCTGCCGCCGCATCGGCCGACACGAGCGGCGCGATCGACGCCGCCAAGCCCGTGGACGGCTCTGTCGCCAGCAGTGCCAGCGCCACCGCCGCCCTGGATGCCAGCAAGCCCCTGGCGGGCGCGCTCGCCGGCGATGCCAGCACCCTTGCCTCGCTCGGCATCACCAAGGAGCTGTCCGGCGAGCCTACGGCCACGGCAGACGCCTCCGCCGAGGCGAGCCTCGCCAAGCCCCTGGCCGCTGACGCCACGGCCACGGCCGACGTCTCTGGCGCCGTAGCCGCAGAGAAGCCGCTCGCCGCCTCGATCACCGCCACGGCCTCGCTCGCCGGGCTGGCGGTGGCCGAGCGCCCGCTTGCCGCCTCGATCAGCGGCTCGGTTACCGTCTCGGCCTCGGCCGTAGCCGCGCTGACCATCGCGGGCTCGATCAGCAGCTCGGCCGCCGCGGCCGCCCAGGTCGCGATCGCCAAGCCCCTGGCGGGCGCCTCGGCCGCGAGCGCCGTCTCCTCGGGCGCCGTCACCATCGCCAAGCCGCTGGGCGGCACCCTGGCCGGAACCGCCAGCGCCAGCGCCTCCCTGGCTGCGACGAAGCCCGTCGCCGGCTCGATCACCGCCACCGGCAACGCCGCCGCCGCGATCCGGGTGGCCTACGTGGTCGCTGGCGCGGGATCCGCCTCGGCAAGCGTCACTGGCTTCGCCGTGGCCGAGCGCCCGCTCGCCGGCTCGCTCGCCGCCAGCGTCGCCACCGCAGGCGACCTCGCCACGCTCAAGGCCCTGGCCGGCGCCGCCACGTCCGAGGGCGCCACCTCGGCCCAGGCGGACCTGCAGAAGACCATCAGCGCCGCCGGCTTCGCGGTTGCGCAGACCTTTTCCGCCGCTCTCCTCGGCAAGCTGCTGAGCGCCTCGATCGCCGCTTCGGTCAGCGCCAACGCTGCCGCCAGGGTCGCCTTCCGGGTCGACGGCGCCGCTACGGGCACAGTCTCGGCCGCGGCCGACACGAGCGTCGATTACCGGCTGGCCGGCTCGGCCCAGGCCTCCGCCAGCGTGGCCGGCACGGCGCTGGTCGGGTTCGCCGTCGCCGGCTCCGCCCAGGCCACCGCCGCCACCAGCGCCGCCCTCGATGTCACGAAGCAGCTCGGGGCCGCCGCGGCCGTCGCCGCTGCCGCTGCTGCAAACGTCGTCGCGGCCAAGCCGCTCCAGGCCGCGCTCGCCGCAACCGCAGCAGCCGCCGCAGCCGTCGCCCTGGGCAAGCCGCTGGACGCCGATGCCACGGCCAGTGCTGCCGTCGCTGGCGCCGCCGTCGCCGACCGCCCGCTTGCCGCCTCGATCAGCGCAACCGCCACGACCGCGGCAGCGCCGGTCGTCGCCTTCGAGGTCGCCGGCTCGGGCAGCGCCACGGCCGCCGCCACGGCCGACCTGCAGTCGGTCAAGGCCGTCGCCGGAGCGCTGCAGGCCACCGCCACGGCCAGCGGCTCGGCATCGATCGCCGCCGTCGTGGAAGGCGCTGCCGCCGGGTCCGCCGCGGCTGAAGCCGACCTCGCGCTGGCCAAGCCCGTCGCCGGTTCGGCATCGGCCACCGCGCAGGCCTCGGCCGCCGCCCAGGTCGCCTTCGTCCTCGCTGCCGACCTCGATGCCCAGGCCGCGGCCGCCGGATCGGCCGTCGTCGATCGCCCGCTTGCCGGCGCCCTCACCGGCACCGCCGCGGCGTTCGCCTCGCTCGACCTGGAGACGCCGGTCGCCGTCGACATCACGGCCACCGCCTCGGCCTCCGGCACGCTCCTGGTGGCCCAGGCCGTGGCTGGCGGCGCCTCGGCCTCGGCCAGCGCGGACGCCGCCCTGGACCTCGTCAAGGAGCTGTCGGCCGCTCTCGATGCCACCGCCGCCGCCGCTGCCGATGTCGCCGCCGTCAAGCCGCTGGAGGCCTCGGCGCAGGCTTCCACCACGGTCACCGCCGGCCTCGTCACCGACAAGGCGCTGTCCGCCGAGCTGCAGGCATCCGGCACCACGACCGCCAGCGCTGAGCTGCAGAAGACCATCGCCGCCGCAGGCTCGGTCGTCGCCATCGCCGACGCCTCGGCGCTGCTGGACAAGCCGCTGGCGGGGGACTCGATCGCGTCCGCCTCGGCAGACGGCGCCGTTCTGGTGGCCTTCCGGGCCGACGGCTCGTCCGAAGCCACGGCGCAGGCCGCAGGGGCCATCGACCTCGACGTGCCCATGGCCGCCGACGTGGCCGCCACGGCCGCTGCCGCAGGGGACGTAGGGGTCGCCTATCGCCTCGATGCCGCGATCGCCGCCAGCGGGGCTGTGGCGGGCACGCTGGGCATCGCCAAGCCGCTCGATGGATCCGCCGCCGCCGCCAGCGCCTGCGCCGGCTCGATCGCGGTGGACAAGGACCTGGGTGCGGCCGTGGCGGGCGGCGCTGCCGCCGCCGCCGACCTCGCCATAGCGAAGCCGCTGGCCGGCGCCGCCGATGCCGCAGCCGATGCCCAGGCCGATGCGGTCGTGGCCTTCGTCGTCGCCGGGGCTGCCGCCGCCAGCGTCGAAGCCGCCGGAGCGATCTCGCTCGATTTCCGGCTCGCTGGAGCTGCCGCCGTTGCGGGCGCCACCGCTGGCGCCGTGGCCGTGGACAAGGCCCTGGAGGCCTCCGCCACCGGCTCGGGCGAGACGACGGCCAGCGCCGCCCTGGACAAGCGCATCGAAGCCGCCGCCGAGGCCGTGGCGCAGACCAGCTCGGCCGCCGTCCTGGGCAAGCTCCTGCAGGCGGCCGTCGCCGCCCAGGTGGACGCCGCCGGTGCTGCCGACCTCGTCAAGCCGCTGGCAGGCGCTGCTGCCGCCGCCGCGGCGATCGACGCCGGCCTCGATCTGGCCGTGCCGCTGGCCGGCTCTGCCGCCGTCACCGTGGCGGTCGCCGGGCAGGCCGAGCTGGTCGTCCCGCTCGCCGGATCAGCCGCCGCCGTCGCCTCGGCCGAGGCTTCCCTGGCGATTGGGAAGCTGGTCGGCGGAGACCTCGACGCCTCGGCCACGGCCGCCGCCGAGATCCGTGTGGGCCTCGTCCTGGCCGCCGCCCTCACGGCAACGGCCACGGCATCGGCCGACCTCGCCCTTGCCAAGGCGATCGCCGCGGGGGTGCAGGCCACGGCCTCGGCGTCCGGGGCAGCCCGCCTGCAGCTCGTCGCCTCGGGCTCCGGCTCGGCCACCGCCGCCGCGTCCGCCGGCCTTGCCCTGGCCAAGCCGATCGCCGGCCCGGCCCTGGCGCTGGCCACGGCGAACGGGCGGATCGTCTCGACCTATCTCGCCGAGATCAACGCCTTCGTCGGCACCGGCGCTGCCGCAGCCCCTTCCGAGATCACCGCCGCGCTGCCGGCTTCGGCCATCACCGCCGAGGTGCAGCCGTCGGCCATCGTGGCGCAGCTCGATGCGGTAACCTATGGCGGCGCCTCGGCCGAGGTGGCCCCAAGCCAGATCACGGCCACGGTCGAAGTGCTCTATCTTGACTTCCGGGAGGCCGCGTAATGGCCGCGCTCTACACCAACCGCGCCGTCTCGACGCTCGCTGCCGGCATCACCAACTCGGCCACCTCGATGGCCGTGGCCAGTGGCCAGGGCGTCCTGTTCCCGGTTATCTCGATAGCCGATCACTTCTACGTCACGCTCGACGACAACGCCGGCAACGTTGAGATCGTGAAGGTCACGGCGCGCTCGACCGACACTTTTACCATCGTGCGCGGCCAGGACGGGACCACGGCGCAGGCCTTCTCGGCCGGGGCCATCGTCGAGCTTCGGCTGGTGCGCGCCCTGCTCGACGACATCAAGGCCGATGCCCGCTCCGGGCTGGCGCCGCTGAACGGCACCGGCGCGTCCGGCACCTGGGGCATCTCGATCACGGGCAATGCCGCGTCGGCCACGCAGCTCTACATCACCGAGAGCCCGGACGACAGCGTGGCCTACCCGGTCCCGTACTGCAACCCGGCCGGCAACGCCAACGGCAACCGCTCGCTCTACACCGACAACGGCGGGCTGAGCTTCAATCCCGGAACCAACGTCCTGACCTGCTCGACCTTCTCGGGCTCGCTCTCGGGCAACGCCAGCTCGGCGACGCAGCTCCAGACCGGCCGCACGATCAACGGCACGACTTTCTTTGGCACCGCCAACATCATCACCTCGTACTGGGGCAGCAGCCGGACCCTGACGATCGGCTCGACCGGCAAGTCGGTGAACGGCTCTTCGAACGTCTCGTGGTCGCTTTCCGAGATCGGCGCCCTGGCCAACGTGACCCCCGGCACGGCCGGCAATGTCCTGACCTCCAACGGCAGCGCCTGGGTAAGCCAAGCGCCGGCCGCTGGCGGACAGTACCTGGGCACGGCGGCGACCAAGGCGATCGCCTACAACAGCAACACCATCGCCGAGAACATCACGATCACCTCGGGCCTCAACGGCCTGAGCGCCGGCCCGATCACCATCAACAACGGCTTCACGGTGACGGTCGAGTCCGGCGCCGTCTGGGCCATCGTTTGAGAGCGCCAGCATGTCCACGCTGAAGGTCAACACCCTGCAGGATGCCTCGGGCGTCGAGCGCTTCACCGCCCGCGCCTGGGTGAACTTCAACGGCACCGGGACGGTGGCGATCCGCGCCTCGGGCAACGTCTCCTCGATCACCGATCACGGCGCCGGGGATTACACGGTCAACTTCGCCACCGCCCTGCCGGACGCGGACTACGCGGCGCTGGTCTGCCACGGCTTCGGCGGCTCCACGGCCACGAAGAACTTCTACCTGTTCGGCAGCCCGACGAACGGCGTGCGCGTGGCGCCGACGACCTCCGGCTTCCGCTTCGGCACGGCGCAGAGCGGCACGGCCGGCACCGACAATGCCGACCTTACCGCTGTCGTCTTCCGCTGAAAGCCCGCCATGAGCACCCTTCGCATCGCGACCCTGGCCAACGCCGACGGCTCGAAGTCCGTGCCGACCAATACTGTGGTCGACGGCTCGGCGAAGGCCTGGGTCAATTTCAACGGCACCGGCACCGTCGCCATCCGCGCCAGCTTCAATGTCTCCAGCATCACCGACAACGGCGCAGGAGACTACACGGTGAACTTTGCGAGCGCCTTGGCAGACGCAAACTACGTCGTGGCCTTTCAGAACCCAGGCGCGATCACCGGGACTACTTGGACCATGTATTCCGCATTCGTCACCAACTCCGGGACAACGACGCCAACGGTGAAGACAGCATCGGCCGTCAGGATCACGAACTTCAACCCATACAGCCCGAATGCTGGCGCTTATGACGCGGAGCAGGGCGGCGTCGCGATTTTCCGTTGAGCAGAAAGGCAGGGCCGATGCGTGAGCACCCTTCGCGTCGACAGCATCCAGAACCGCACCGGCGGTGACCTCTTGAACTCGGCCGGCATCGCCAAGGCTTGGGTCAACTTCAACGGCACCGGGACGGTGGCGATTAGAGCAAGTCTCAACGTGAGCAGTATTACCGACAATGGCACGGGCGACTACACGGTGAATTTTACAAGCGCGCTGACGGACGCAAACTATGCGGCATCACTTTATTCGGACGGGGCTACTGGTGCTGGACAAATGCAGCGCATCAGCCAAACAACATCTGCTTTCCGTGTTGGAACAGGTGATCGCACATATACCACATCGCTGGATGGCGTAAACAACTTTGTCACCGTCTTCCGTTGACCAGGGGGCATATGTACACAAATTTCACGCGCACACCGGCAAATGCAAACTATGAGGAACCAGCATGTCTGACAAACGCATCATCTACCCCACCGACGACGGCGGCGTGGCTGTCATTGTCCCTGCCCCCGGTTGCGGGTTGACCGCCGAGGAGATCGCCCGGAAGGACGTCCCTGCCGGCAAGCCGTACCAGATCATCGACGCGGCCGACGTCCCGAGCGACCGCACCTTCCGAAACGCCTGGACCTACGAGGGCTGACACCATGGGCATCGGCATCGACATCGCCAAGGCCAAGACCATCGCCCACGAGGTGCGGCGGGCGGCGCGGGCGCAGGAGTTCGCGCCCCTGGACGTCAAGGCCACCATCCCGGCCGAGCAGGCGGCCGCGGAAGCTGCCCGGCAGGAGGTGCGCGAGCGCTACGCCGTGATGCAGGAGGCCATCGACGCGGCCGACAGCGTGGACGCGATCAAGGCGGCGATGCCGCCCCGGGTCTAGTCCTTGCGCGGCCGCTGGAAGCGCTCGGGGCGCAGGGCCGCCGGGACGACCTCCAGCAGCTCGACCAGGGCGCACGCATAGGCCGGCGGCTGCAGGTCGCCGTTCGCCCACCGCTTGACGGTGGCGTAGTGGACGCCGGTGATGCGGGCGAGGTGGGCCATCCAGCCGTGCCCGCCCAGCGTCGCCGCGGCCCGCGTGCAGAACTCCTTGGTGTTCATGGCGCGCATTCTAGGCGCGTGGTGCGCCAGATCAAGGCCGGTCACCGGCGCGAGGTCACCCGGTCCCAGATCCGGGTGAGCGTCTCGTCCTGCTTGCCCGAGAGCCCGCGGCCGGTCATCAGGCGCTCGGCCACGGAGGCGACGAAGGACCGCTCCCAGTCGGTGAGCTGACCCTCGCGCTTCTCGCAGTCGTCGATCATCTGTGCCCATTCGCTGAGCATCAGAAGGCCTTGCCGCCAGCGGCGGCGCGCGCTGCCGGCTTGTGGTCGGCCCGCCGGGCGTTATAGGCCAGCTTCTCGGCGATCGCCCCTGGCAGGTCGAGCCCGAGCCCGCCGGCCATGTCCAGGATGCGGATTACCGCGTCGGCCAGCTCCACCTCCAGCATCGGCCGATGCGGCAGGTGGTCGTCCATCAGGCCCTTCCGGGCGCCCTCCATGGCCTCGCTGACCTCGCTGTGCACGAGGCAGAGCAGCTCGCCGATGTTGCGCGGCGGCTTGGTGTCCATCGGCAGGGCGTAGCGGCAGGTCAGGTCGTCGCCGGTGGCAAGGTCCGTCCACCAGCCGCTCTCGCGGGCGAGCCCGTGGCAGTAGAACCCCAGGGTTTCCGCCGACCGGCGGATCAAGGTCTGGTCAATCGTGAAGGACATGCACTCTCCTCGGTTGTCGCGGCTCAGATCTCGCCGCCCTCGCTGTCGGCCCAGATTTTGAGGTCTTCGCGGGCCAGCTCTTCGGGGTTGTCGGCCGGCTCGTGGACCTCCCAGAGCGCAGCCGCGGCGCTCAGCGCGTCGTGCGGGCGCAGAGCGCCGTCGCTCCTGTAGATGGCCGCGGCGCGGCGGATGAACTCGTCTCGGGACATGGTGGGCTCCTGGGGTCAGAGGTCGCGCAGGCTGCGCACGTGAGCGGCGATGGCGTCGCAGATCGCCGGCCAGTCGCTGGCGCGGTAGAGGACGGCGCGCTGCTGCGTCCCGTACCGATCGAAGCCGATGCCCGCGAGAAACTCTTCGGTCACCGTGAAGCCCAGCGTGCCGCATATCTGCCCGAGTCGCATCGTCTCCGGCTCAGGCGCCGGCGTCTCGGCCTCCAGCGCGGCCACCACGCCCATGACGCGCTCGGCATTGGCCTGGGCCTGGGCGACCCGCTCGAAGGCCTGTGCGGCCTGCTGTGCGGCCTGCTGGGCGGCTGCCTCACGCGCCAGCCGCTCGGCCTCGATGGCGGCGCGCTGCTGCTCGATCTCGGCCCGCTGCCGCGCCAGCTCGGCCTGCTGCTCGGCCAGGGCCCGCTGCTGCGCCGCGAGGGCCTGCGCCTGCCGCTCCTGCTCCGCCCGCTCGGCGGCGCGTCGGGCCTCCTCGGCCTCGCGCAGGACCGCGCTGGCATGGGCGGCGCGCATGATGTCCAGCGCCAGCCGACGGGCCACGCGGGCGCGGTCGGCGAACTCCTCCCAGGCCTCGGCGTCGATCTCCTGCTGCTCCAGCTTGGCGACCATCTGGGCGACCTCGTCGGCCGGGCGGCTGGCGGCCAGCATCGCCCGGGCGCGGATCTCGTCGATCGCCCGCTCGTGCCGCTCGATGCGCAGGCGCTCGATGCGCTCGCGCTCGGCCCGCTCGGCGGCCTTGCGCGCCTCCTCGGCCTTGATCTGCCGGTCGTAGTGCTCCTCGCCCAGCCGCAGCCGGGCCTCGATGCCGGCGGCGAAGGCGTCGATGGTGCGGCCGAGGTCGAGCAGCGGCGCCTTGGCGGCCTTGCGCGCCTTCTCGACGCGGATCCGGGGATCGCGCCATGCGGCCCGGGACTCGACCGCTCGGGCCATGCCCTTGGTGCTGGCGATGTCGCCGACGATGACGTCGAGCGGGTGGCGTGCCGCGATCTCGGCGATGCCGGCGCTGATCTGGTCGAAGGCGCCTACATGCGTGCGCACGGCCTCGATGCCGCTCGCGATCTCGGCGACCGCTGCGTCGGCGGTGGGGATGGTGTCGTTCATGGGGATGTCTGGGGTCAGGTTGTTGGGACGGTGATAGGTTAGCGCGAGGAACGGCGCGTCATGCGCCCGCTATCCGTCGGTTTGCCGTTGTGCTCACACTGCCGTGACCCGCTCGGCCGCATCGCGGTCGGCCAGGATCTGCGCGATCCGCTGCTGGGTCTCGTGCTGCACCTCCATCATGACGATCTCGGGCAGCTCGCGGGCGGCCAGCTCGAAGATCGAGAGCGTCTCGCGCACTGCGTTCAACCCCGGCGCGTCCATGCGCAGGCCCTTGCCGGCCTTGTAGCGCTCGGCCGCGGCGGCCATGCCGGCGACGGCGGCCTCCAGGGTCGGGCGCACCTCCTGCTGATCGAGGTGGCCGCGCAGCATCATGGTCTCGACGTAGTTGATCGCGTCGGCGATCTGCCGCCAGTCCTCGACCTCCGGGTCGCGGCCGCGCGCCACGCAGTCGATAGCCGACCAGAAGGTGGTCATCATCCGATCGATCTTCTCGCTGGCCACGGGCTCGGTGGCCGAGGCACTGGCGCGCAGCATCAGGTGCGCGAGCATCGGCGGCACCGCCGGACTGGACGGCCGGTAGGCCTTCTTGCGGGGCTTGGCGCGGCTCATGGCGTGGCCTCCTCGGGGTAATCGCGCAGCCGCACGTTACGCATGGCGCGGCCGGTCCTGGCGGCGATCTCGCGGCGCCGGTCATCGTATCGCTGGCGCCGCTCCTCCATCGTCTGCCGCGGCGGCTTGGTGGCGTCCGGGCCGGAGCCGATCAGCCACACCGGCAAGCGATAGCGCCCGATCGCGTCCCGGCGCCAGAGAACCACGAAGACCAAGCCGCGCCGGTGCATCGCCCGGACGAGCTTGTTGACCGTGTGGTGGCCGAGCCCGGACTGTTCGGCGATCTCGTGCACCGTCCCGCCCTTTCGCAGCAGGACGAACATGACCTCGGCGTAGGCCGTGGTGTTGGCCACGTACCGACTCAGGGATCCCATGGCGGGCCCCTCCTACTTGTAGACGCTCTCCAGCCAGCCTGCGAACTCGCGCATGTTGGCGGAGAGCATGTTGCGCCCGTCGTCGGCGCCCATGGGCCGGCTGGCGTCGTTGCACTCGAAACAGGCCATCGAGAACTCGGCCACGGCGTCGGCCGCGGCTTGGAGCTTCTCGGCGGCCTTGATGGCGGCCTTCCGTCTCGCCGCCTCGGCCCGGGCCTGGGCCTTACGGTCGCGGTCGCTGAGCCAGTCCTCGCCCGTCATGGTGAGCTGGGTCATGCCGGCACCTCCGTGAAGGTGGAGAACGACAGGCGGACCGTCACGGTCTCGCCGGCTTCGCGCTCGTTGTAGGGCAGCATGGCGCGGGCACGGCCGGACACGACCAAGATGTCGGCCCAGGTATCGCCCAGGCGCGTCACGGTGCCGGTGAACGCGCCCTTGCGGCGGTGGCTGATGTGGTAGGTCTTGCCGACCTCGGGTGTCGTGCTCATGCCCGGCCCTCCAGCTTGTCTAGGACGGCCTTGGTCCGGCGGGCGAGGGCCACGGCTTCGTCGTCGCCGCCGGCAGCGCTCTCGGGGATCCAGTCGAGATAGCCGAAGCAGTCGCGCAGCAGGGTGTGGACCTCGGGCATGACGACGATGGCGCGGGCGGTGGCCTCGGCCTCGATCAGGGTGGGCCCGAGCGCGCTTTCGGCGAACCAGGGCAGCTCGGCGATCAGGGAGTGCGGGTTGCGCGCCCGGCGCTCGTCGTGGACCAGGATGGCGCCGTTGAGCGGCACCGCCACGCGGTTGGAGGCGACCGGCTTCATGCCGGCACCATCATGGCGAGGGCGTAGCCGATCATCACGGCCAGGGCGGCGATGATGGCGGCGCTGCCGAGCGTGCCGGCGATGCCGCGCAGGCGGCCTCGCTCGACCGAGGGGTAGCCGACGGTGAAGTCGCAGTCGCCGAGGTTGCGCGGCGTGGTGAGGTGTGATCGCTTCATGGTGCGGGTTTCCTTGGTGGTTGGTAGGTGGGTCAGTAGTCGGCGTCCCAGTCGCGCCGGGCCTCGTACAGCTCGTTCTCGATGCGCGCCTGATCGGCCTCGGTGAGCTTGCGCTCCAGCCAGGGCGCCGGGCGGCCGCGGCGGTCGAGGATGTCGAACTCGATCTCCTCGGGCTCCTCCGGGCTGCACTGCTCGGGCGGGCCGTAGACCCGCGCCGGGCGGTAGGCGCTGAAGTGCGTCAGCGTGGCTTGGCAGGGAATACCCTGCACGTGGGTGGTGATCGTCACGGGCATGATCAGCGGCCGATCAGCTTGGTGGTGTCCAGGCCGGTGGCCTTCAGCCCGCGGGCGATCTTGCGCTGCCAGGAGGCGCGCACCTCGGGATCGCTGTCGATCAGGTCGCGCATGGCCTGCTCGCCGAGCATGCGCTTGCCGGCCATGTAGGACACGGCCGCGAACTCGATGTGATCGATGACCTCGAACAGGTCCTTGCCTTTGCGGAGCATCGGGCGGGTGGGGTGCTTCATGTTGCGGGCTCCTTCGTGGGATGATGCGTGCTGCGATGGGGTGGACTATAGGCGCATCACGCGCCGTTTGCAACTAGGGGTTATCACCGAAATGATACAAAGTGGCGCCGGGCCCTACCGCCGACTCCGGCCGGCGCTGCAGCTCCCGCAGACCATCAGCAAGGCGCGGCGCAGCGTGCCCGACGAGATCGATGCCTTCGCCGCCAAGCTGGAGCCGGCCCTGGCGCGCGCCCTGCTCGCCGCGCTCGACGCGCAGAAGGGGGCCGTCTCGCTCGATGCCGTGGTGGCGGCGATCCAGAGCGGCGACATCGGCAAGGTACTGGCCCTGCTCGGCCTGCCCGCCGATGGTGCCGGGGCCGTGGCCGCTGGGCTGCAGGACGCCACCTGGGCGGCCGGGGCCATGGGGGCCACGCAGATCGCCACCCGCATCACCGGCGCCACCTTCGCCTTCAACCAGCTCAACCCGCGCCTGATCGACTGGCTCTCCACCTACAGCCTGGGCCTGATCCGCCAGATCGACCAGGGCACCCGCGAGGGCATCCGCCAGTACCTCGCCGCCGGCATGACCGAGGGCCGCAACCCCCGCGACGTCGCCCGCGAGGTCCGGCAGGTGGTGGGCCTCACCGACCGGCAGGCGCAGGCGGTGAAGAACTTCAAGAAGGAGCTGCAGACCTTCCACCTGCGGCGCTCGGCCGACGGCTGGAACCTGGGCGGGAAGATCTCCCGGGCCCCGGGCGGGGCGCAGGTCTACGCGCTCGACGAGGACGGCCAGCTCAAGGACGGGATCCTGGAGCGCCGGCTGCGCGACTTCCGCTACGACGGCCAGCTCAAGCGCGCCATGCAGCAGGGCAAGCCCCTGACCGCGGCGCAGATCGACAAGATGGTCGACGCCTACGCCCGGAAGTACCTCAAGCACCGCTCGGAGACGATCGCCAGGACCGAGGCGCTGCGCGCCACCAACTTCGGCGTGCAGGATGCGTGGCGGCAGGCGATCCAGCAGGGCGTCGTGCCCGAGGCGAACGTGCGCCGCCAGTGGGTCGTCTCGAAAGACGAGCGGCTGTGCTCGCTCTGCGCGCCGGTGCCGAAGCTGAACCCCAAGCTCGGCGTCACCTTCGGCCAGCCTTTCAACACGCCCAAGGGGGCGCAGATGCTGCCGCCCCTGCACCCGAATTGCCGCTGCACCGTCTGGATCCGGCCGTTCGAGCCGGAGCAGCTCGCCTAGCGCCGCATCGACTCGCGCAGCAGCGAGGCCATCCGGCCGACCACGCTCGCCAGGAACTCCACCGCCCGGGCCGTCCTGGGCGACCAGCACGCGTCCGACAGCTCGGACAGCTCATCGCACACGGCCAGAAGCCGCCGGTACACTGCCACGTCGTCGAGCCGGTCCATCCGGGCCGAGTGTACGGTTCACCCGTCAGCCCGCCATGCCACAAGACACCGCCCTTCTCCGCCTGCGAATCGCCAAGCTGCGCGCCGCCATCCTCACCGTGCAGCTCGCCAAGGGCGACGGCCATGTCCCGCCAGAAGGCGTGCGATCAGCCGCCCGACGCGGCCTGGAAGCGCGCAAGAAGTGGGGCCGCGGCGGCCTGTCGAACACCGAGGCCAGCGACCAGGGCATCGGCTCGGGCGTGCAGCGGGCGGCGAACCTCGCCAACGGCGACGCCGTCTCCACCGAGACCGTGCGGCGCATGCACGCCTTCTTCTCGCGCCACGCGAAGAACTACCGGCCGGACGCAAAGGAGCCCGACGGCGGGCCGACCGCCGGCACGATCGCTTGGTGGCTGTGGGGCGGCAACGCCGGCAAGGCCTGGGCGGAGTCGATCACCAACCGCCTGGAGAAGATGAACCCGTCGCCGTCGGACGTGCACGTGCCAGCACCGCTCGGGCGCACCGAGATCGACAAGGCCGAGGATCCGCGCAAGACCCCGGCCCCGGCGGAGGATCGCATCCGCGGATCGGAGAAGAACCCCGAAGGCTCGGCGGCCGACCGGTCCGGCGGCATCAGCCTCGATGACGCTGCCCTGGCGGCGCTCAAGCGCAAGGTCGAGGAGCACAACGAGAAGCACGGCCAGGACCCGGCGAAGAAGGCGTCCCTGGCCGCGCTCAAGGCCGTCTGGCGCCGCGGCGCTGGCGCCTACTCGACCAGCCATCGGCCCGGCGTCTCGCGCTCGGCCTGGGCAATGGCTCGGGTCAATGCGCACCTGACGCTGCTGCGCCGGGGCTCGCCGGCCCGGTCGGCTTACGTTCAGGACAACGACCTTCTGCCGAGCGCACACCCTATGCACTCGGGCAAGACCGTCTCCAAGGGCATCTCGGATCTCTTGAGCAACATCCGCGAGCGGCTGGATCTTGCAAAGGCGAACCGCTGGCCTGCTGGCGCTCCGCAATCGAAGGGCGGGCAGTTCGCGCCCGCCAAGGGTAGCGCAGGCGGTGGCTTCAAGGCGCCCCAGCTCGGCCTGTCGGGCCCGCTGTCGGGCTCTTCCGGGGCTGGTGGGCAGGGCTCCTTCTGGAGCGCTCCTGCGGCCGCCAAGGCCCCGCCACCCGGCGCCAAGGCGCACCCGGCAGGCACCGACGACAAGGGCAAGCCGGTCACCATCAACTACCCGAGCAAGCCCAGCGCGCCCGAGACCTGGAACGACCCCGACAAGGTGGCGACCTTCGTGCCGGGGGGCGAGACGCCGCCGGCCCTGAACGGCGTGGCCTTCCGCCCCTGGAAGCCGCCGGCCGAGGACGCCGGCTGGGCCACCGTGGCCGGTCAGAACGCCAGGATCGAGGAGGATCCGTTCGAGCCCGCGCCCGGCAAGGGCATCGGCACCGGCGTGGTCATCGTCGAGGGCGACGGCCGGGTCTGGCTCACCAAGCCCACCAACGAGTTCGGCGGCTACGAGCACACCTTCCCCAAGGGCGGGATGGAGCCCGGCCTGCCGATGCAGGCCAACGCCATCAAGGAGGCCTACGAGGAGACCGGGCTCAAGGTCGAGATCAC